ATGATTGAAAGATTTCTCGCTTAATCATTTGACAAAGAGTATTAACTATGATATAATACTCTTTGTATAATATAAAAGGAGGTAAACATGAAAGAAATATGGAAAGATGTAATTGATTATGAAGGTTATTATCAAGTTAGTAATTTAGGTGGTTTTAGAAGTTTGGAACGAAAAAGTCGTTCTGGTAAGACACTTAAAGCTAAGGTTTTAACAGGTACTATTAATCAGGCAGGTTACGTTGCAGTACACTTAAGTAAAGATGGTACTCTTAAAAAAGACTTGTTACATAGATTGGTTATGAAAGCATTTGTGGAGAATCCTAATAATTATCCACAGGTGAATCATATTGACGAAAATAAAACAAATAACTGTATTACTAATTTAGAATGGGTGTCACCGAAACAAAATGCTAATCATGGTACTAGAAATCAGAGAGTGGTTGAAACAACTATTCGAAATAATAAATTAGGTAAACCTGTAACTAATGGTTTTAAAACATTCCAAAGTATTCGTGGGGCAGGGAGAATCACTGGTATTTCTAGTAGTGGTATTAACGCTTGTCTTCGTGGTTTACAAAAAACCGCAGGTGGTTTTACATGGAGGTATATGAATGAGTAAGTTTAATCTTAGACCATATCAACAAAAGATGGTTACCGACATGCTAGAATACCGCACAAGCAATTGTGTTGGTGTTACAGCCACTGGTTCTGGTAAGTCGGTAATCATGGCTTCTTTAGCTGAGAAGCTCTTAGAACAGCAACCAGGTCTTTCTATCGTGGTTACAGTTCATGTTAAAGAAATCCTAGAACAGTTAAAAGTCCCTTTTGGAGATTTACCAGTTGAATTTATTAGTGTACAAAAATTAACACGTTCAACTAAGAAATACGATATTGTAATCTTTGATGAGTGTCAGCACGCAATGGCAGGCTCTTATAGAAAAATTATTGCTGAGAATGTAAATCAAGCTCATTTTGGTTTCACAGCACTACCATTACGTGGATTGATTCCAGATATGTCACCACAAGTTGCAAATAAAGATACATGGAAATTCTCACTTACAGGTTTGAAGTCAGATAAATGTTTTGATAACTTCGTTATTGGTTTATCAACCAAGGAGTGTATTGACCAAGGATATTTAACTCCTTTTGAAATTATTTCAGGTAGAGATTTCCATATTGAACAAGTTAATAAACGTGTTCATGATTTCAACGAACAAGAAGTTAATGACGCTTTAACGGTTAAAGAATGTCATGACTATATTGTCGAAACCATTGGTAGTGATAAGACAATTGTCTTTAGTCACTCAATCAATTACGGTTCAAAACTAGCTAAAATGCTACAAGATAGCGGTATTACAGCTCAATTTGTTTCAAGTAAAAGTAAGAAAAAAGAACGTGCTCAATATGTTAAAGACTTTAAAGAACACCGTACTCAAGTATTGATTGGTGTAAATATCTTTATTGAGGGATTTGATGTACCTGCATGTGATTCAATGTATATGTTTAGACCTACTCGTTCAGTATCAGTTTGGTTTCAATCCATTGGTCGTGTACTTCGTTTAGCAGAAGGCAAAACTATTGCTAAAGTTCATGACTATGTTGGTAATCATAAACGACTTGGAGTTATTCCAACTGATATTGATTTGAATGACACTCTTTTAGTTGGTACTTTAGCTAAACAGACTTGTGAAGTATGTCAAGCTTATGGAGCAGCAGAATCTGAAAATCCTACCACTATTGGTACTCAAACCTCAGCAGATGGACAAAGACTTAAAAAAGCTATTCGTGAAAACTTTGATTTAATTGAATTTTTCCCTTGTGGTAAACAGAAAGCTAAACTAAGACTTAAACCTCATGCTATGCAAAGTTTAGACTTAGATGAATTTTTTGACTTGACTGGTGCTTTATCATGGCAGGTTGAAGTTCCTTATTTCAGAATCCCAGTTTATAAAAATAAATATGGACAATGGTCGGCAAGTATTACTAAAGATATTGGTGGTAATATCAGTCAATCCTTTAGTATGTGTCTTGTAATTCCAGGGGTTTGTAAGTTTGGTTCAGAAACTCCAGAACACTTCCAACAAGTCATTCTTAAAAACTATGAAAATGGAATTAAGAAAGTTCGAGCAGCTAAAGTTATATGATGTAATTTAATTGTAATATAAATGTAAACTCAAAGTAATTGACATAGATACCAGATAATGGTATAATAGATTCATAAAGTAAAGAAAGGCACTACAGAAAGTAGTGAAGGTAATTTTAATATGGAAATGAACATCAAATTTGACTCAATCAGTGAGGTACTTGAATTTGCAAACCTCTTCAATGGAACTGGTGCAACAAATAATTGTGCTACCATCTGCAAAGAAGTTTGTAAAGAAACTTGTAAAGAAACCTGTAAAGAAACTTGTGAAGCAAATTGTGAAGTAACTTGTGGTAAGAATCATGGAGATACCGAAGCAGATAATGACACAGAAGATACTTCAATTCGAGCAGAAGAAGCTGAGAAACCTAAAGCTAAACGTAAACCTCGTAAGAAAGCTGAACCTAAACAAGAGGAACCTAAAGAAGAACCTAAAGAAGAACCAATCACAGTTGAAGTTACTAAGGTAACAGTTAATGATAAAGAAGTACCAACGTTGGATGGTAATGCAATCGTTGATGAAAAACCAGAAGTAAATGAAACTCCAGAAGACATCCATACAGCAGAAGCTCCTAAATTGTTTAACACAGTAATGTCGGTTAATGAAACCGTTCGTGCTGAAATGATGACAGGAAACATCACTCGTGAAGCATTGATGGCTGTAGGTCCAAAACTTGCTGAATTGAATGCAGCTTTGTATGAAAAATTCAAAGATATAACCATTGATTCTAAAGAAGCAACAGTAGCAGAAATCGTTCGTATGATTAATGCAGGAGAAGCTCTTAACCTTTTAGGTTAAGAGTTTACTCTTAAGGAGGTACAATATGAGTTTAATTAAAACATGGAATGCCTTAGATTTTGCCTACTTCGATTTGGAATGCTACAAGGAATATTTCTTAATCGAAGTATGGTTTCCAAAAGAAGACCGTTGGATTGAATATGAGAATCCAACATTTGCACAACTAGCAGAAATAATTAATATTCCCAATTTGGTAGCATTTAATAACCACAAGTATGATGATAGTGTTCTAATGACTATGTATCATTGGTCTTTAGCTAATGGTGCTAAAGAAGATGATATTGTTGACTTAGATATGGCTAAACAAGTATCTAATGCAATCGTTAACAAAGACCTACTACCATTCTATGATTCACTTGCTTGGAACAAAAAGAAAATGCCTTATCGTACATTTGACGTACTTAAGTATGCTAAATCTGATATGGACTATTCAACTTTAGGTTCTCTTAAAGCATTCATGAATGCAGAAGGTTTAGAGATTATTGAAACACCTATTTCATTCAACACAAGACCAACCAATGCAAACAAAGCATTAATCAGAGACTATTGTCGTAATGACGTTAAAGCAACGTTTGAGTACTTCAAGAAACTGATTAAACGTAAAGTACCACAAGCCCTTGAAGATTTGAGGGAAATGGTAGCAAATGAAGTAAATTGTCCTATCGAAAAAGTATTAAACAGTTCAGCAAATAGTCTTGTAATCAAGTTGTTTGAACCAGAACTTGCTAATGCTGATGATTCACAAAAGTATCAACATAAAACTATCTTTGAGTTCTTGAAGAAATGTGACCTTCCTCACTTGGATGACCCTCGTGTTCAAAAGGTTTTGAACTATATGCTGAACTATGTTGATAATAAAAATGATTTAGATTTTCCAGAACCTAAGAAATTCTTTAAAGAGTTTGGAGATATTGATGGTTATGTATTTGGACTCGGTGGTATTCACTATCAAAATCCAGACTTACTTGTAGCTCATAACACTTACCATAGTGACGTAGCTTCTCTATATCCTTCCTTAACGATTCTATTAGATATCTTTGGTGTTGGTACTCCTAAGTATAAAAACATTGTTAACACACGTTTAGAAGCTAAACACAGCGGAGATAAAGTTTTAAGTAATACTCTTAAAATCGTTATCAATGCCACTTATGGTTTAATGAGAAGTTTACAATCTGGTGCATATCTTTATAATGAATATGCAGGTTTAGATATTTGTATCGCAGGTCAAATGATTTTGTACTCTATGTCAAAAGAACTTGAAAAACGTGGTGCTCAAGTAGTTCAAACTAATACAGATGGTGTTATCTACTCAATCCCAGAAACATTATCAGAAGAAGCTGTAAACTATCTTAAAGCAACTGAATTTGAATATGAAATCAAAACTGCTTTGGTATTTGAAACTGATATCTTTGCTCATTACTATGCAAAAGATGTTAATAACTACTTCATCTTGGACGAAGACCTGAATGTGGAAGAAGCTAAAGGTACATTCAACAAGAAAGTATTTGCAAACAACCAAGCTGTAGGACAAATTGTTATTGATTACTTCAAAAATGATTTGAAATCTTTCCAAGAATATCTTGAAGAAACTCCAGAAATGTTCTTATGTCGTGCTAAAACTTCTCGTCGTTATGAAGTAATCACTACAAACATTGTAGAAATGCCAAGATATTCAGCTAAAACAGGACGATTACTAAAAGGTTTTGATGAAGTTTGTTTGAATCAAGAACCAATTGGTCGTCAACTTCGAGGTTATCCAGTAGTAGATGGTTTAAGTTATCGTAAGATTGACCACAATACTGGTAAAATTGGTGCTATCTCAAACGTAGCTGATAAACTGGAAGATACAGTTCCTCCAGTAGAACGTTTAGATAAGACTTATTTCACAGAATTAGTGATTGAATTAATTAACAAAATCACTCCACTAGAAGAATCACAACAACAAGATGTTATTCGTACGCTACATATTCCTAGTAAGAAGAAAGTAGCGTAACTGTAACACAATTGTAATTGACACTAGATACCTATTATGGTATAATGTATATATAGATTAAGAAAGGGCTGACCGAGAGGTCAGTATGGTACATACTAAATGACTGAAACACAAACAACTAAAGGACATTATATCCAACACACTTCTAAAGAAAACGACAAGAAAGTACTTGTTCACTCATATCTATTCATTGTAGATACTGGTGTTGCAGAGATTACTATTGCTTCTCCTAAATACTGGAAATTCCTTGGAGAGAATGAAGCTTGGCTTACATCAACTCCTGAACTTCTTGACGCAAAACTTCTTGAAAATGAAAAAGCAGGTGGTACTGAATTGTACATCTTGAAAGATGGTTTCTCACTTACTGAATCAATGTTCCTTCGTGGAGAAACTCAATTAGCATTGGGTGCAAATGGACAACCTAATACATTTGGTGCTCAAGGAGTAACCATTAAATCCGTTGAAGTTGATGACAATGCGATTGTAATTACTTTGTCTGATGGAGCTACAGCAAAACGTAACTTCACACGTCAAATCAAATTACCACAAGCAGATGGTACTGTTAAAGAAGAATACTTTGCAGATATCGCTAAGAAAACTCGTTTCTTCCAAAATGAACTTGGACAAAACGTAACACCAGTAACTGTATCAGCATTTGATGTAAGTACATTGGTTGGTGGATTCGTTGATTATCGAGTTGAAGAATCAAACTTTGGTCAAAAGCCAGGTCAACCTGCTAAATATTGGCTTAAATTCTCTAACTTCACTAAACAAGCTGCACCTCAAATGACTCCTGCCGAACTTGAAGCTCTCCTTGCAGGAGGTCAAGCTTAATGAAGTTCATTGAGTATATTGGTGGCACGTCTGGTTCATCTGGAAACTGTCACCTCTTAACTCTTGAAAAAATGGGCACCGTAATTATCTTAGATTGCGGTGTTCCGTTTAAATTTGTTAAATCTCTTTTGGATGAAGTACCATTCAAAGTTGAACAAGTGATTCTAGCAGTCACACATCAACACACAGACCATTATAACAAAGCAACCATAAAGCGTGTCATGAAAGACTACAATACAGTGCTCACTGGATATGATGGATTGTCAAAAGATTCTCAACCAATCGTACTTATCAAAAAGAACGGTATTAAACTGTTTGTAGTACGACAACGATTCAATCATGGAGAGGTTGATTCTTATGGATTTGTAATCAAAGCAATGGATGTTGATTCAAAAGAGCTTGATAAAGTTGGTTACATTACTGATATTGATATGAGTAATGCTCAATACTTTGACTCTAAAGTGTGTTTGTTCCATGACTGTGATTTATTACTCTTGGAAGCAAACTATGCAGAACAGTTTTATACAGACTGTTTTATGAATCCAGATAAATATGAACAATTCGGTTATGATATCCTTGGAGGGTTCAACCGACATCTTACTAGGGAATATTCAGAACAACTAGCTAAGAATTTAAATGCAAAGGTTTACGAACCTATCCACAAGTCAAGTCGCTTCTATGAATGTGGTGACTAATCAAAGGAGGACAAAATCATGACATATATTAACAACGAAATCGAAGTCCGTGAAGACGGAAAACATACTACAGTTCGAGTAAATGGAGTTTATTGGGGGTTTGACGCTATTGACAATCGTCCATGGCAGGTAACAGAGTTTGACTTATCACTTCACAATATTGATGAGCTTATTGAAATGGTAACACTTATTACTGGTAGTGTTGAGATTACAAAACTTGTTGACAAACTTAAAGAGTTCTACCCAGACTTCCCAGTTAGAATTTACAAATCATAAGGAGGTAGATTATGACTGTAACTAAATTAGCTGTAGCAGGTCGTTTAAATAACTTAAACGACTTTATCAATGCTCTATCATATAATCGTTATTCTGGTGGTACTATGAAGAAGTACAACGAAAAGATTATTAAACAAACTTTTACAGAAGGTCAATACGATTTGAATGATGGTGACAAATGGATTTTCATTTGGCATACCTGTGATAGACGACGTGACTTAGACAATATCGGTTCGGCTGTTAAATTTATTCTTGATTCTTTCCAATCCTTGAAGTTTATCAAAAATGATGGTTACCGTAATAACCGACTACTTACTCATTATTATGCTGATGATGTACCAGACAAAGATTATGAGTATGTAGAAATCATTCACTGTACTGAATTAACCGAGTACATAGAACAACTGGAGGAACATATTAAATGATATTAACAATCGCTTTCTTATTTGCACTTGCAGGAAATGCAACCATGGCTTGGATTTTTGCTTGGATTGCATTAGCCTTAAACATAATCAATATACTACTTGGTGTAGCTCTTAAAATTACTGCTAAGGCTATTGATAAAATGACAGACTAGATTATCTAGTCTTTTTTTTGTAATCAACTTGTAAAGTAATATATGTTGACATATCCTCCATCATGTGGTATAATAGTCTTATAGAAATGAAGGAGGTACATAAATGGCAATGGAAGATTATGAGGATTTATATCCTTTAAGACAAACCACAGTTCATAGAATTACAGAACAAGAAAAGAATGAATATGCTGATAAGAAAATTGCAGAGTTCATCTGGGGTTCAAGAAAACAATGGCGAACAGTAATGATGATTGAGGTCAATACACACCACAACTTCGTTGGAACTACTTATGGAGATTTACATAACTTTATTACTATGTACATTGACGAAGCCATTGAAGTATCAAGAACATTACCTAGTGTAGACCTAGGTGGTTCACTTGGAGGAGATGTCAATGATGACTACTATGAACAAATGGTAGACGATTATTTCAATAGATATTAAGGAGGAAAGAATATGAAAGCACTTAAACGATTAGGAAGCATTACCTTGCTGATTGCAGTAATATTTGGATTTATGTTAGGAGTAACTGTATTAGTAACTTTACTGGCTGATATTAATATTATATTAGCATGTGTTGTTGCTGTAATTAGTGTTGGTTTATTTATAACATGTATTACTAGTGATATGATTACAGATTTCTTTAATAAACACATGTAAGGAGGAAAGAAATGAAATTTAAAGAACTATTAGAGGTATTACACCCATACACAGATATTAATATCTGGATTGAACATGATGATACAATGACCTTATTTGAAACCAGTAAACATGGACTTCTTAAAGGTAATCATCAAAATTATTATACTGACCATAAAGATTGGCATGTAGTTCATGCTTATCCAGACCATGATGATTATGATGGTAACCACCTAGTGGTTCGTCTTGAAGAACCAACCTCAGTACATAATTGTTTCTTTGAATCAATAGTGGGAGATGGTATTCGTGATTATTGTCCAGAATGTGGTAAAAGCATTTTTAAATGGTAAGGTGGTAGTTATGATTGATTATGAAAAACTAGATTGGTTTGGTTGCAAAGTCTGTGGACTTCGATTCATGATGGTGGATTCAAATTTAGAATGGTATTACTGTCCAGATTGTGGCAATATCAATAAGAACAAACAGCATGAGGAGGATAAGAAATGATTGTGTTTAGAATAGAACATCCAAATGGAGATGGTGTATGGTTTAAAAGAGATGGTACAAGTCGTAAGGCTTTCATCAAAGACTTCATAGACAATGACATTAGAGGTTGGCTAAGTTGTTGCAAAGAGTATTCATATCTTCGTAAATACTTTTCTAAGACTGAATGGTCTAAGTATAGTAACAAAGGTTGTGTGATTTCAGTATACTCAGCTAAAGATGTAAAAGAATATTATGACCGAAGTAAGAATCATGCTCACTTAATATTTCATCCTGACACAGCCAAATTAATAAAACAACTTAAAATGTAACACAATTGTAATTGACATTAGTATCATATAATGGTATAATGGTATTATAGAAATAAAGGAGGAATCAAATAAATGATTAAGAAAACACTTTACCCTAAAACTAAACGACTTGACAGCAAGAAAGAGGTGGTAACTATCACTGAAAAGATTGATGGTTCAAACCTTAGTTTCTTCAAACTTGATGGAGAACTTTATATCGCCCAACGAAATAATATCTACACTCTCACAGAAGCTATGGGTGTTGATACAATTCCTAAAAATGTTATGTACAAACATTTATATGACTTCTTATCTAATTATGGTGCAGAACTTAAAGCTGACTTACAAGAGAAAGCTGTAGTATCTGGAGAATGGATTGCTATGGGTCGTATTGACTATGGAGATGTATCACAACGTTTCCTACAGTTTGCTAAGGGTAATGTTGATGATGAAATGAATCTGATTAAACTTAACTACAACCATGACTTATTCAAATGGTCGTTCATCTCACAAGAAGTACCACCATTCATTGGTGTAGTTCCAGTAGTATCAATCACAGATGAATTTCCTACCAAAGAAGAACTTGATTCATTATATGAGGAAGTTGCTCAAGAAGAAACTCATCCCGTTGAAGGTTTTGTAGTAGCAGTTGGTAATGATTCAATCAGTAAATATGTACGCTTCAAAGATGGAGCTATGAAAGAACACTTTACTTGGGAGGGCAAATAATGACAGTAGTATATTCTAAACCAAACTATATGCAATGCAAAATGGTAAAGAAATGGCTTACTGAACATGAAGTTCCGTTTGATACCGTTGATATTACCGAAGATAAAACTGCAATTGATAAATTGCAAATGATGGGATTTAAAACTGTTCCTGTAACCATTCAATCTGACTTTGTTTTTGCTGGATTTGATGTCAAAGGACTTAGAAAACTGGAGGAAATGACTAATGAAGCTTAAACTTATTGATGTACGACTTGATGAAGACTTCCATGCTGAATTTGGTACTTGTGACCTGTGTATGAGTACTGGATATGCAGCTCAACCAACTTACATTTTTGAAGATGAAAATGGTATACGAACCGAGGTTGAAGGTTATTACTGGAGTTGGGGAGACTATGACGAGATTAATGTTAATAATGTAATTGATTTTGCAGCTTGGGTTGCCGAACAAGATTTCTCAGATACACTTAAAGAGGTTGAGGTTCGTTGGGATACTTATAACCAACATTCAATTTTTGATTGGGGATGGTTACGAGCAATTGTTCAAGCTTACAACGAAAAATTAAATATCGTGGAAGGAGTAATCACCTATGATTAATGCCAATGAAGCTAGAGCCAAATATGACTCTTATAAAATTGCTGCTGAACGATATATTGATTCAGTAATTGAACCACAGATTAAACAAGCTGATTTGAATACAAAGTTTATTGCTTTAGAAATTGTTGACGCTTGGTATCAAGGTCACTATTTCAAAGGTTATGACAACAAAGAAGACTTGAATGTAATACTGGTGTATAAAGAAATTTGCAATATTCTTGAAGAAGCAGGTTATAAACTTACTACAGAGGTTATTACCGCAGGTAATGACTATTGTGATGGATATGGTTATCTCACCATAGATTGGAGTTAACATGATGAACCTATTAGTTATTATAGGTTTGATATTATCCCTGATAATAACTACTAGCATAATCGTCTACCAGTATTTACTATCAGAGTTTATCAAAGCTAAAAAAGAACACAAACAATTTAGTCGCACAGTTGAAAAGCGTCGTAAGCAGATGGAAGAAGATTTTATTAAACTTGGTGAAACATTTGAAGAAATGGAAAAACGTACTCATAATGCTTCTAAATCAGTTAAAGACTTGGGTAAAGGTCTTAGTGAACTTAAAGGTATTAATAAATGTGCATGGGAGAATAAAGGAGAAGATAATGACAAAAAAGGAACTAACAAAACTAAAGATTAATGCTTTGATTAGTATTTTCATATACTATTTCTGGTATGTATTTAGTATTGTACAAGGCATTGATACTTTTAAAGCCATATTCTTTACTGGAGAACATATTATGGTCAATGTGCTTTTCTTTGTACTATCAATTGCATTACTTATGTTTAGTAGCTATACTCGTTCTAAACTAGTTAAAGCATACAAGGACGCTAAGTCACAAAATGAAATTTAATTGTAACAGAAATGTCATCACAAAAGTGTTGACATTTTTCTATCTTTGTAGTATAATATGTATATAGAGTTAAGGAAGTCAACAGAAAGAAAGAGGAACTAACAATATGATGAACTTTAAAGAATTTATGAACTACTTACAACCAACACAAGAAGAATTACACAGTACTTTGCCAGGATGGCTTTTAGATAAAGGTTATCGAGTACATTCTTGTGAACATGGAATTATTGGTCTTAGTCCATTTGGTGAAGTACCAACATTGGTAGCTCACATGGACACTATTAATACACACCGTTGTGATGATGAAGTATATAATTCATACTTCAATGCAGAACTTAAAGATGGATTTGTTACACTTACAAAATCAGCTAAAGCAGCAGGAATCAAATGTTTAGGAGCTGATGATAGAGCAGGTATCTATACAGTAATCAAAGCTGTAGAAGAATTAGAATCAGAACATCTTCCACATATTATCTTTACAACTGATGAAGAAATCGGATGTGTTGGTTCGTCAGCAATGACTGACAACAAATGCTCAGGATGTATTGAATATCTTCATGCAATGGAAACACCTTATTTGATTCAAGTTGATAGAGGTCGTCATGAAGATTCATGGCAAGAAGCAGTATATTATTCTTATAACACAGACGCTTCAATGCTATCAACTGATATTGAAAATGCAGGATTTATTACAGCTCACGGCTCATTTACTGACATTGGAGAACTTGCACCTTATCTTGAAGTACCTGCTGTTAATATTTCAGCAAGTTATGAATTTGAACATACACCACAAGAACGTTTGAATTGGCACATGTTTAAAACAAACTTTAATAATTTAATGTTCTTCTTGAGTACAAACTGGTACAACTCTTATGGAGAGTACACAGAAGCTAAGAAATGGGGTAATGTAACTCTTGCTAATGGTTATAGTGGTTCAGAAGATTGGTATGATATCGCTTCTGAAAATTCAGTTTATGATATGAAAGCCATTATTACTGATGTAAATGAGTTAGGTTATGCTTCTGGTCTTGATGAAGAGGGTTTAGATTACTATCTCTATGATGTATTTGGAAACAACTCAGACTATCGTGAACAATTCATTGAAAATATGTATGCTTTCATTGGTGGAGAAATTGTATGCTAGAATTATATTATATCTATGACCCAAAAGCTGAGTTATATTTGAATTTAGTCAAAGACCCAAGTACCAAGAGTAAAACATGGTTGAAGTGGAATCCAGACGCTTTAGAAATAACTGAGGATTCTACTTACTTTGGTTTAACAGTACAAACAAGATTCACATTTGAGGAAATCTTTCTACTAGAAGATATACATAATATATCATTGGTTGGATATATTCAATTAGTACAACCAGATGATGATAAACATTTGAAAATTTAGGAGGAAATATGATAGATACGCTAGAAGATTACACCGTAGCAACCATTGCTTTTATGAAAGCAGGAGACCAACGGTCATCTTTTTATGATAAGGATGGAGTTTATTATCCATCAAGTAACACCGTTGATTTTGCAGTATCACATAGTATAGCTTAAGGAGGAAACAATGACAAACGAACTTAATATGAGAACATTGGACGCTAGAGGTATTTCAATAGAACGTGCCTTGGAACTACAAAAAGAATTTGATGAAGGTGGTTATGCACTCTTTGGAGTTACTGGAGTTGGACTTAGTTATGCAAGGGTTCATCTCTATGATAGAAACTTTAATACATCTGGACGTTATCGTTATCCGTTTGACCCTAATCAACCAGAGAAATCAGATAAAGCGATTCAACGTACAATTAAACAGCGTAACATCTTAGTTATTAGTGAAGCTAAAAATAAAATGCCAGCTTACTTTGAACATGTTGATACGAGTGGTAATCAATATGTTTATAGTGATGACGCACCCACAGTTACATTGATTGGATTTGGTGCTCTTAAACGCCAGGAGAGAGTTAAACATGAATTACGTAAGTTAGGTTGCAAAGTTGAAACCATGGCTATACAGGACTTAAAACGCAGTCAGATTGTATCAATCTTTCAGTCAGTTATGATTGAAGATGATGAAGATACAGGATTTGACAAACTATTCAAGAATGGTATTTCATTAGATGGTTTCTATGATATCTCATTCAATGAATTAATCAATTTATTATACACAAATGGACCTGCTTTACTAGGTACAATGATGGTTGACTTTGATAATCATAAGGTTGTAGGAGGATATTCAATTGACCGTGACATTTTGGGCTATTTTGCACCTAGAAAGAGAGTGATATTTAAATGACAGAAAATTGGAAAGATATTAAAGGTTATAAAGGATTATATGAAGTAAGTAATTTAGGTAGAGTTAGAAGTGTTGACAGAATAACCAGACATGGTCGTAAACGTAAATCTCAAATACGAAAACCAGAATTATCTAACGTTGGTTATCAACGGATTTGGTTATGTAAAGATGGTAAGGAGACACGATTCGCTGTGCATAGATTAGTGGCACAAACATTCATACCTAACACTGAAAACAAACCAGTAGTAAATCATATAAATGAAATTAAAACTGATAATCGAGTTGAAAATTTAGAGTGGGTAACCCATTCAGAAAACTTGAACCATGGTACAGCTATGCAAAGAAGTGCTGATAAACGCTCTAAAGCTGTTACTAATGGTGTACAAATATTTAAAAGTATAATGGAAGCTGAACGAGTAACTGGAGTGCACAATTCTAATATTGCTAAATGTTTAAAAGGTAAACGTAAAACAAGTGGAGGATATAAGTGGCAATATATAAATGACAGCAATTCGCACCTAGAAAGAGATTAAAATGTAACTGAATTGTAACATCTAAATCGTTGACAAACCTCCATCAATATAGTATAATAGTAGTATAGAAATGAAGGAGGTAACTAAATGGAATATGCCGAAGTACTTACTTGGAAAAATGGTAGTACAGATAGATACATTTATGATAGCCTAGAAGAAGCTACTGAGCATTATCAAGAAGATATTCTACATCTTACTACTTGTACAAGTATTACTATTGAAAGTCGATTGAATAAAAATGATAAATGGAGACCATTGTTCAGATTTAATAGAAAGAATCAGGAGGAATATAATAAATGCCTAACACAGAATACTTAAAGCAGTTAAAGGAATTACTCAAGCTAGAAGAAAATTCTTTGAAGTTACAACAAGACCGTCGAGATAACTTGCTAAGTGAAGTTGGTGTAATTCAAGATTACATTAAAAACAGTGAAAGTGTTATTAATAATATTGAACGTAAGATTAAGGAGGAGGAAAATAAATGAATGTATATGTATTAACTTGTGAACTTGACGATATTTCTTGGGTACACTCAGTTGTACTAGATATTGACGCAGTGGTTGATAGTTACTTAAAAGTTCAACCAGACTTACACGATTATTTATCAGTATATGTTGAGAAGTTTGACACTACAACAGGACACCGACAAGATTTTAATGAACTTGAACACAAAATCTTTGAGGAGTTCTCAGTAGAAAACCGTGGTTGGAAAATGTTAAATTCCAAACAACGTATCAACCTTGGAACATTAAAGGCGGTTTATGATAACGAATAATTGCACTAATTGTTATGGAAAATTCCATACAGAAGAAATTAAACGTATAGGGTATGCACGATTGTGTAGTCGTTGTTATAAGATTATGAAATCAACTAACCCTAACTTTGGAAAATCACTTAAAGAAATCATGGAGGACAAATAATGCTATACGAAAATATCACAGAAGTAATCGGAAACACACCACTTATCAAATTACACCCATTCGGAGATAACCTAGCAGATGTTTATGTTAAACTAGAAAGTATGAACCCTGGCGGTTCAGTCAAAGACCGTATTGCTTTAAAAATGATTCAACAAGCACGCAAGATTGGACAACTTAAAGAAGGACAACCTATTGTAGAACCAACATCTGGTAACACTGGAATCGGTTTAGCAATGGTTGGAGCCGCTCTTGGTCATCCAGTTACTATTGTAATGCCTGAATCGTTCTCTATGGAACGTCGACAACTTATCCGTGCTTATGGTGCTGACTTAGTTTTAACACCTGCTAGTGAGGGAATGAAAGGTGCTATTGCTAAAGCTAAAGAAATTGCTAAAGAATATGACTCATTTATGCCTATGCAATTTGAAAACTATTGGAATCCTACAGCTCACTTTGATAATACCGCTTTTGAAATTATTGATGAACTCACTAAAAGTGGTAAAAGTCCAGACATGTTTGTAGCAGGAGTTGGAACTGGTGGTACTATTACTGGAGCAGGTCATTCACTCAAAGAAGAATTTCCTAGTATTAAAATTGTTGCAGTTGAATCCGCAGAATCTCCAGTACTTAGTGGAGGAGAACCTGGACCTCACAAGATTCAAGGTATTTCAGCAGGATTTATCCCACAAATTCTTGATACTGATGTTATTGATGAAATCAAACAAGTATCAAGTGATTTAGCAATTAATACGGCTCGTGCTGTAGCTGTAAATGAGGGTATCTTAGTTGGAATCAGTAGTGGTGCAGCCATCTCAGCAGCTTTTGATATGGCTGAGGAGTTAGGCTCAGGTAAAACTATTGTAGTAATTGCACCAGATACTGGAGAACGTTATCTTTCAACAGTATTATTTGAAGGCTATAAATATTAAGGAGGTTCTTATGAAAGAGATTAAAAAAGATTATTACTCAAATCCACACGGTATTCAATTGAAAGACTTTTGGAAACAAGCAAATAAACAAGGTTATCTTAACTTTTGTATCATGAATGCAGTTAAATATGGAGTTCGTATTGGACGTAAACCTAATCAAGAATCAGATGATTATGTTAAGTTCCAAGATTATAGTAGACAAGCTGCTGAACTCTTAGAACAACCATATGATTCTATTTATAATGCCATCATGCAAGAGATTGATAACTTCAATCATTGGAGAGGTAACGAAGATGAGAGCTAAATTTGACCCATTTCTACTTCCAGTAGAAGTAGCTTTCCTACATGAAATCGGAGAGTTTCAAGTCTTAGATAGAGATAACCCACCAGTTATTAGTTGGAAAACTTGTGAATTATGTGGTGGTAATGATGAACATTGGGGTACACTTAATGGTTATCAGTTTGCTGTCAAAGCTAGACAAAAAGGTTATTCTAATGAACGCATTCAAGAAGTACTGAATAAGTATTGGGCTAATCTTCCAAAGATGGACAACTTAAAATATATTGATTTAGAATCTTTATAGTTGACAAACAAGAATACTTTTGATATAATAGTATTATAGAAAATGAAGGAGGTCTTATATGACTACTAAAAATAAACCTGCAACACCAGGCTCTACCGCAATTTCAATCAAAGATTACTTTAATCTTCCAATTAAGGAACGTACAAAGGTACTTCAAGATTATATTGAAACACAAAATAAAATTTCTGATGGTATGCAATCAAAACATACACCTAAAGAAACAGAAGAAATGCTTCGTCGCAATCAAGAATCAAACATCACTATTTATACTCAGCTTACAGAAATGAGTAAACTGATGGGAGATATAGCAAATATTATTGCTAACAACGTTGATAAATTTGAGGGTACTGATATTGACCAGTATGGATATACAGTACACACCATGTTAGAACAAGTTCGTATGCTTACAGTTGGTATGGTAGCAGAGTATGAAGGAGATTTAGATACTCAGTTGTCAGCAAGTGAAGCATTGATTTATACATTAGGAGGTGAATAATATGACAAAAAATCCACTATGGAATACATTAGGTTTCTTCGGTAAACAGTTAGTTGAGGACTTACGAGATGACCATATTAAGTATAATAAGATTGAACAGTTCGACCATGAAACAGCATTATCTTACTTACAAGAGTTTCATGAACAAGCTATGGATGCTGAGAAAGCATTTGTTATTCTACTTCAATTAGTAGAAGATGAAGAATTTGATTTGAATGATGCACAAAATCGTGAACACTTCTTAGAGATTCTTTGGTATGTATCACTTCATAATGATTTGATTATGGCACACAACGAACAGAATGCTATGGGGGTAGTAATTTCTGACACTTCTATTCAAGAGATTCTTGATAATGCAGAACCAGAGGTAGAAGATGAACACCCCAAAAGACGAGATTGATTTGGACACATTACGACACCGTTGTCGCAACCGCAGAAAAAATGAACACTGTTTGGAGCTTAACACCTTTGAAGAACTGAACACCCTTTTGAAAATGGTTGCTAGAGAATAAGGAGGATAAACACTTGTCAGAATTCATGATAATTAATATTCAACACGCTTACAACGAAACACTTCCAGCTACTTGGATTGAAGGATTGAAAGGTTCAGGTCTTTCAGTAAACGTTACTTTAAAACCACATACTAAAGATGTACTAGCCATTCGAGTATTTATGTACACAGTTGAAGACTTGAATAAAGTTCAAGACTTCCTAGATGACGCTTATCTAAGTGATGGTGGAGACCGTTGGATTGAACGTGAGTTTGAATCAACAGATATGAATCACAATGTTATTAACTTATGGTTGGATGGTTTTACATCTATAGATGAGTTCCTTTAATATTAGACACTCTTAGGAGTGTCTTTTTTTTTGTATGCACACGTAGAAAATTTTTGAAAATCATTATAACATAATTTTGAGCAGTCATCCAGTATTTGGATGCACACGTAGAAAATTTTTGAAAATGCTTATAACATAATTTTGGGCGATTAACCCATATTTGCATACACATGCACGCGCGTAGGGAAAAATGAAAATGCTTATAACATAATTTTCGCTAAAAAGTCCGATTTTGAACGTTACGGATTGATTTTGTTTTCATTTCATTTACATGAATTTATATTACAGTTATTTTACTTTGCTACTTTCTTCTATATAATACACAAAAAGCAAAAGGAATCTAAAAAATAATTTAAATAATATAATAGTTTATTCTTGACTTTAGTATTTTAATTTGATAGAATAGTGTTATCAAATAAAGGAGGGCGAAACATGGATAACCAAACTCAAGAACCAGAAGCACAAAAACTTGATAGACAATTAAAAGAATTAAGGTTAAAACGTCAAACCGTTCGATTAGAAATTGACAAGGTAAAGCTACAAAAGCTAAAGGGAACTTATAAAGCACCTAAAGCAAGTGTAAAAAATACCATCATAGTTTATATGCTTATCAGTTTTCTATTTGTTCCTATGTTATTATTAGGGTTTATGTTTCTAATAGGAATGTAACACAAAAGAAATACAAAACAATTTGAATTGTAACAGTGAATCTGCTATAATTAAGGTATAGAAAATAAGGAGGGCATTAAATGCTTAAAAATATTGTACCTGTAACTGAATCAGACTTTGTAAATAATGTTAAAACTATCAAAGATAGAACCAACGTTAAAGAATACAAAGATACTCTAAAATTTGAATATGCCAAAAAGCATACTAACAAGCGTAAAAAAGTGAATAAATGGAAAGAGTCCTTATCACTTAATAACGAGGGTTTAGCATGATAGATTTGTTTATAATGATTTTAATTGTATTCTTTGGAATCTTGTCAGTTGTTGGAATCTTGTTAATTGTTTGGTTGCTTAATATCTTATCACAATAGAAAAGGGGGTAACGATTATAGGTTTATTAGCTTTAATTTTAATTAGTCCAATACTACTACCATTCACAGGCTTGTTCATTGGTCTATTAATAGATTAATTTTTGAAAGTGTTATAAATAGCGAACGTTTCATTTTGTTCGGTTGAATCTATTTATAACATTATTGAGAAATTAACAAAATATAAAGGAGGTAACACTATGTTATCATTGATTATTTTCACGCTTATAGTTTTAGGGCTTATATATTACGCTTTTAAAGCCCTTTTCATACCGTTCATTGTGGTTTTATTTGTTATAGGTTTACTTGTTGGAATCGTTCAAAATAACAATAAGGAGGGCTAAAAATGAAACTCAAAAAACATATCAAAACTAAATTCACTATCATAGCACTTTCACTTGTTTTTGTTGGGGGTGCTATGGTAGGACAAAAGACACCAACCGCAACCGAAAAGGCTTTTAACTATCAAGTGTCACTATTAGAAAAGGAGGACAACCGAATTTATTCAGATAGTAACGACACTAAAATTTTACCAGGCAACTACCAAAAACAAGAACTTGTCAGAATTAAGAAGTTTATCCAAAAACACAAATTAAATCATAGACAAATCGTGATACTTGAAAGCATGGTAAACAGTAACATCAATGACTATCAGGATACATGGTTTACAACTCACTAAAGGAGGGTTAAAAATGACACTTAATAAATTGACTTCTAATATACTTGTGAAAACATGGAAAACTGAGGACGAACGGCTAAGCATTAAGACAAGTCTATTACTTAAAAAAGCACAATTTAAAAACAATGAATTTGTTCAGTGCTTTTGTGATAAGGCTATTAAAGAGCTTGACCTAGATTATAAGGAGGTCTAAAACTGTAACACAAAAGAAATATAAAACAATTTGAATTGTAACAGTGAATCTGCTATAATGGTATTATAAAATAAAAGAGAGGTAACACAATGCAAAACAGAACAAAACAAATTGAATCTAAAAAGACAACCATTTCAGAACTAGATAGAGAAATGGAAGTATTACGTGAGAAAAGAGATGTGGTTATATCTGAAATGTACAGAATTAAAGAGAATCGTGCTCACGTTTTACGTACATGGTATAATGCTAGAATTGAGAAAAGCAATTTCCTTGAGCATGAGTTGGGCTATCTAAGTGTTTCTTATTTACCTACTTATGATTACACGGTAGAATTAATTCATAAAGTGCTAAAAAAACAAACATTAAACAACGAACGTTTTAGGACTGAAAACGACTTATATTATAATATGACCTATTACATTAATCAGCATTATCCTTATTATGTAACTGAGGTGGAAGTCAAACAACTTGTTAAAAAATACAAAACACAAAACGCTAAAACAATTATCAAAAAACTTGAATTTGAAAACAAGTTAAAAGCTAGAAAACTACGCTTAACAGATTTGATTGTAGGGAATCGAGGGGCACGAATCAACGAACGTAAAAGAATGGATAACACAGATAAAATGGTAGCATGGTATAATGTTAAGGTTGAACCATTTACCAAAAAAGTTAAAAACTATTTTATGAATGAATTAAACAAACTAGGTATAAACGGTTCTTACTTATATTTTAGCCCTGGAATCTATGATATTAATAAATGGTTCAAAGATGTTACAAAAAATCATACAATGACTCTTGAGTATCTTAAAAGAGATATTTATAAGAATCTTAAAGAACAATATAATGGAATCATTGAGGGGCATAACCATACTTTAGAAAAGGAGGTAAAAGAAAAAGCACTACAAAAACACGAACTTGCAACCATGACTACTAAACAACGTAAAAGACTGCAATTTGAAAAATGGAACAAGGTTCGAAGCGTGTTAAATATGTTTAGCGGTTCAATTGAAATTAATGAAAAAATTGACTTCTCTAACTACGTACCAGCAAAAGAAGTTGTAACAGTACCAGAAGTGAATCAGGTTATAAATAACTGTGGTATCGTTGAAACTCACGAAACACGTTCAGACGGTACAGAAACCGTGTATATCTTTGCTTAATTGGTTGATAATGATTATAACTTCAATATTATAGGCATTAATGAACTAATTAATATCAAACATCTATGGAGGGTAAACAAATGCAAACAACAATAAAACAAGGCTTCACAGTAACACAACTAAATGATACTTATTTCATTAGTGGCAAAAAGAAAAATATCCATGTTAGGGCTAGTTTAGACACTACTTTAAATAGTTTCGATATTTCTTTATTACATGGTAGTGTTATGTTTAAAGCTAGTAAAAACCCCTTGAGCTGTGTTAAAATAACACTTGAAATGTTATTAAATAAGATTGATAAATATATTGATACTGAATTTTAAGGAGGGTAAAAATATGATGAATCTAACAGCAGTAACTTATTTATTTTTAAATGTTGGAATCATGCTATATATCTTTTTAAGTTGTCATGGATATAACAGCAATTTGTAATCTAATTGAAATCTAATAATACTTGAATTGTAACATTAAAAACGCTATAATAGTATTATAGAAAGTAAGGGAAAAGCCTTTTAGATAGTGGTTTGAATCTCTTAGAATTAGTTATAAATCTATCTAATAAAGTTTTAACAAAGTAACACTATAAAATAAAAGGGATAATAACATGGTAGTAGAATATTTTTATAAAGACGGCAAAAAGTTCGCAATAGTTGAACAACCTGACGGTTGGGCTACAATTGTAGAAGTATTGTAACACAAAAGAAATACTAAACAAGTTGAATTGTAATATACAATAGTGTATAATATGTTTATAAGGTAAAAGAAAGAGAGATACACAAGATGAACAAATTTAATTTAATGACTGTAAAAGCTGACAAGTATAGCACGCTTAAAGGTTTTGAACCTTTTAAGGAGGTACCTCTTGAGTTTATTGCTGAATATTTTGAGGGGGTTAAAGGGGTAAAACGTGGGGGCAAACTAATTCTTGATAAAAATGTAAGTGATAAAAAATCAAGTGAAATTCAAGACGTATGGCAATTCATTAAAAAAGGTTTAGTATATACAAGTACAACCAATAAAGACGACTTTCAATATTCTAGCCATGAATTTGGAATCGACTTAGCAACTGCTAAACCTATCATAACAACAACTGGGAAAGCTTTTGACAGTTGCCATTATGACGTACATCCTGACGAAAACCATTGCTATGGTAGTGCTAAAAAAGCAGTGCTTAGAATGTATATAGTATTCACAAAGGACGGTCAATATTATGGACGATTTTACATTTATGACGGTTACCATAATCAAACTGATACAAAACATGATATAATTGACGGTGCTTATATCAATAAGAATCACAAGGCATTCAAGAACAAAAACGAACCTAGACTATCAGCACTTATCTATTCACACAGTAAAGGGCTGAAACGTTCGCAAGTAATTAAAATGAATACTAATGCGGAATACTATGGACAAGGATATGCAAACCCCGCCAATGGTTACGCTTATTATGTTAGTAAGTTAGAAACAGGAACAACCAACGTTATAAGCATTGATAACGATGACATGTTACAGATTTTAAACGACGACGACAACAGTGAGGGCTGTGAGTGCTACGGCTGCGAGCGTTGGATAGACGAGGAGGAATCGGTTTGGGTTGAACGTGACGAGGAAAGATATTGCGACGAGTGTGTGTTATATTGTGAGGAGTGTGAAGAGTATTTCTCTAATGAAGATACTTATTATAATGTTAATGATACAATTATCTGTGAGGACTGCATGGATAAGATGAAAGAAAACTAATAGAACAATAGAACAACAATAGAACAATAATAAGTTAGTACAATGTACTAGCTTTTCTTTTGTGTTATGCTACCATGTTATCATTGTTGTGTATCGTGATAAGGTTAGATGATTGCATCTATCTTTGTATGAATGTATTATTATAAAGTTTATTGTTCGTTGTGATGAATCGTGATAAGTTTATTTTATTTTATGTTTATATATTTATATTTTGTTGTCGTGATACATTAGTATATGAATGCAGCCAACTTCTCACGATTTGAATTGTTACACATTTATTACAAAAGTTTCTGGAATGTTGCCTACGAACTGTAAATTTATAGTAAAAATCCAAATAGGATTTCCCATTTCACAATCTATCGAAAATTTGTATCTTAAACCACGAAATATTCGTGCAAAATTAATCATTTGGATGAAATCTTCCAGAGATGAATGTGACAATGAAACGGATTTACAGAAACTTTGTGAAAAATGAAATAATATTTCGTATCTTTACTAGAAACATAAGAGGGATTTTGACACAGAACAAACCTGTCAACCATGCATGTTTAAATGCTAAAATTTTCTGGGGAAATTTTTTAGGAATCCAATGTGAAATATGGTCACAAACATCTCGATTAGATGGGTGCCAATTGTTGGTTTAAACTCACCCAAAAACACACCCATCAACTCGACAATTATCCCCTCCTTAATCAATAAATAGTACCGACTGTGAGTGACCTTCAGGGAACGAACAAAGGAGGTACGAACTAATATTGAACAAATATTAAACTAATATATTTGGAAGATTAACCTAAACTTGCACCATTCAAAAAAATATGATATAATTAGTTTATAAATAAATCAACGTAATTGGTTTATATGAGAATCATATACTTAGATAATCTCCTACGAAGATGTCTTAACGCCACTTCTAGTCGATTATCGTAAAAGTGAAAGATTCTGAAATAAGTCTAAACTTTTAGAGAATTTAGATGAATATATGTAAAATCTATATTGACCTAGGAGTCTGTCTAAAAATAAATAACTATATTTGGTTATAATAGTATATTATTTTTTATTGTTGTGTAATCAGTTGTCTGAATATTGTAAACAATTATACGCAATTTGTAACAGAATTGTAAAATTAAAGTACTTGACTTTATATCACTTCCATGGTATAATAGTCTTATAGAAATTAAGGAGGTAGTAATATGGATTGGGAATTGCAGCAAGAATTAGAAGATTTTCGTAGGGAAATGGAATGGGAAGCTTCATTAGAGAAAACTACTAAATGTGATGTATGTGGAATGACAGATTTAGCAGTTAATATGTGGGCATTAGGATATGGACATAAGTTTTTATGTGATACATGTTGGGATGAAGCAGAAGAGGAGGACTATTAATATGAGCAAATTAAGAGACTGGTTTAATAGAACACCCACAGTAGATGGACCTACAAAAGAAGAACTTAGGAAAGCTAATACAAAACTTACACAACTTTCAGGAGGAGGGTCTTATGTAGAACGACCACCAAAACAATCAGTTATTAAAAACACCATCCCTTCTAATTGGAATAAAGAAATGAAGGAGGACAAACCTATAGAAAAAGATATCATGAAAGAAATTGAATGGGAATATTCAGAAGAAGGTGCTAAAGAACTTAGACAGTTGTTTGCTATGTGGCATTTGAATGATGAAGTTTGGCAAAAGAAACGTCGTAAAGCTATTAACTTGGCAGTTTATGGAGATGAAGATGCTTTTGATGAACGTCCTTACTATCATTTGTACACGTTCAATGATGGATTTGGTTATAAAAAGCAAACTTATCCTAAATATAAAAAGGATGTAGCTATTGAAATGTATAAACATTGTAAGAAAGGCATGGACAAAGGTATTATTGGTGATACAATTTTACTAGAAGGTTATAATGTGGAGGAGGATTGAAATGAACGCAGAAGAAACTAAAGTATTAAAGACACTTATTGACATTATTGAAGATATTAAGGATGGTGCATTACCATCTAAAACTGTAATTTTAATGTTAGAAGAAATGTTACCAGAATTAATGGAACTACAACGCTATGTTGAAGCACTAGAATCAGATTTAGATACAGTACAACAAGAATTAGATGAAATTCAATATTCTTATGAAGAATTGTATAGTGACTACATCATGTTAGATGAAGAAATTGACATGATGAGAGAAGAATACGAGGAGGAAAATGAATGACAACACAAGAAAAACCTTTTGCAATTAAACATGTATATGACTATGCTGAGATAGGGGAACTGTTTATTAAGCCATTTGAAACTTATGGTGATGTATTATTCTCTAACTATGGTCGAGTATTTGACCTTAAATCTGGACAGATGATGGTTAAAACTATCAATCCAAATCCTCGGTCAGCTAAAGATGACCTCTATATCTACCAAGTACCTACTCTAATTGGTGGTACTAAGTACTTACATGAACATAAGATTTCGCAACTATATGATAAGTACATGACTAAATATAATGAAAGATTATGGGAAGCAAGCAACTGGTACTGTATGCTATATGAAGCTTTTATGTAAAAATAAAAGCTTTTCATTTTAATAAATTTCGTTACTTGCACCAGACAGACAATTATGGTATAATATATACATAAACTAGAAAAGGGAGGTCAATATGACTAAAACATTCAAATTTACAGATAAAGAAGATTTTCAAGTAGAATTAACAGAACAACAAGTGGTAGAACTTGTAAGAATATCCCAAGAGATTCGTAAAACAAGTCCATCTAACCGATTATCTCGACCAACTCTCAAAGCAATGATTCAAGATTCAAACTTGGCTCATGTTATTGATACAACTACATTAGACCAACGCTTCTTTAGCTGTTTGACTTACTGGGAATCTCAAGTTCTTACTTTAGAACCAGAAAATGAAAGTCCTATTGACGCTATTCGCAATAAAGTAGGAGAAATGGCACTTGAAAAACGTGCAATTGGTAATGAAAATCGTAAATTTAACAAGTTAAAACGTGAAATTTCGGACAATTTACTCCTATTTGAAGACCTCCAACGTTCAATTGAACAGATTGATTTGACCCCAATTCCTACTCCAAAACCAGTAAATCTTAAGGAAAATAGCCCTTATGAAGCAATTATTGTACCATCTGATTGGCATACAGGCTTAATGGTTGATAATTATGGAAAAGAAACTCAATATGAACGTATTATGGCTTATGTTGAAGCTTGTATTCAATATATTCGTTTATTTGGAATCAAAAAAGTTACAGTTGTTGACCTTGGTGACATTATTGAAAATGGTTACCTCCATGTTCCAACTTCTACAGCAACATGTTGGACTAATAACACAGAACAATTTGCCACTTATGTAAAATGGATGTTTGAATTTATCTCTATTCTTTCAGAAGAAGTTGTAGTAGATTACTTAGGAATTATTGCAGGTAATCATGACCGTTTACAAGATAAAGGAATGACCTTAATGGGAGATTCTTATTCTGGTATGGCAGAAATGACTATTGCTTCAATGCTTGAACTACAAAACAATCCAAATGTTAACATCATCAAAAATACAGATGGACCTTATCTTCGTACTGCTACAGTCAAAGGTAAAGAATTTGCATTTGTTCATGGAGACCTTGAGAAAAAAGATGGTGCTCAAACATTGCAAAAATATCAATCAATCTTAAATCGTCCAATTGATTACTTAGTTAAAGGACATACACATTCTTATAAAGTTGAAACTGAGTCTCACGGTAAAATGATTATTACTTCTGGAACATTAAATGACGCAAATGATTATGCACGTTCACTTGGTTACTATTCAACTGGTTCACAACTTATGTTAGTAGTTAACCAACATACAGTTCAACCAATGAATATCGCTCTAGGAGGAATTAACTAATGGAAAATATACACACAGAATACATACCCCTCTCATATCTTAAGCCTAACGAAAAGAACCCTCGTAAAATTAATGAGGAATCTTTAGTTAGACTTATGAACTCAATTCAAGAGAATCCAGACTTCTTTGAAGCTCGTCCTATTGTAGCTTCAAGACAAGATGATGGCTATTTACTTATTCTTGGTGGTCATCAACGTTACTTGGCTGCTATGAAGTTAGGTTTGGATGAGGTACCAGTTACAGTTATGGATAATTTAACAGAAGACCGTGAAGATGAAATTCTTTTATTGGATAACCATTCATCAGGTTCTTATGATAATGAGAAATTAAAGAAATTACAACCACAATTACTTGATAAAATAGGTATTAAAGCTCCACTAGAGAAACCTAAAGGTCCTAAATTGGGTGCTGGTAAAATGGTAAAAGTGGTATTTAGTGATGAAGAATTTGAAGCACTTGGTGGAGAACTACCATCTTCTGATGAACTCAAGCAATATTATTTAATGTTTAGAGAGGAGGGTTAATATGGCATATACCATGAGTGAAAAAGCTTTAGCTGCTCGTAAAAAGGCAGGCTTTAAAAAAGGTGAAGTAGCAAATCCTAAAGGTAGAGGTGGTTTTGGAGACAATCCAACTAACCGCTTCAAACCTAAAAGTTATCATGAAGAAGCCATTGGAGGATGGACTTCTGAAATTCGTTTGTGTTTAGTTAAATTGAATGAGATTAGTTTTGAAACATTTATGTATTTATGTTTTAAATGGGAAATATCTGGTCAAGCAGTTGTTCTTACAAATCGTATTCAAGAAGAAATTGATGAAATGTTCTCACAAGTTGATTGTGATGTTGACCATCCAACTAACTTGGTTGATACTTGTGCTCGTACAGTACTAGAATCTAAATCAGATTTGAAATCATTCTATAAAATGATGGAACATATTGAAGGACGTGCTATGCTTCGTTCTGAAAGTAAAAATATTAATGCTACAGTTAGTATTGATGAAGTTGAAAATCTTAAACGTCAACTTGATGAAAGTAATGCTAAAGTTAGTGAGTTATTATCTGTTAAATCAGAACAACTACCAGAATTAGAAGTTATTGACGCAGAAGTAATCAATATTAATGAAGGTGAAGCTAAACCTTTAGCTATTAAAACAACTGAACAAGAAATCATAGAGGAAGAGTCTATTTGACCCTTCTCTTTTTTTATGCTATAATTATAATATATTAAAACTCTTAGAGAAAGGTGACTATGGAAGACAGAAAATACACTCCAACTTATGTAGTACCAAGTCAAATGTCGTTAAATCAACATAAGATGATTAACCGTTTGGAATCACTTCGTCCTTATTTTTTACACCCACAATTACGTTGGCTTCGTGGATATAAACCTATGCCAGATTGGTATCACCGTTTATCATTGACGTGGAAAGAAGCTAATGACTTAGCCATTATTGGTTACAATACAGTTAAAGAAGAAACAGGTGCTGAATTATACTTCACACAAGCAGTACTAGCAGGATTGATGTTAGAATCCGATTATCGTGTTATCAGTTGTATTCTAGGAACTGGTTTTGGTAAATCATTTGTATCATCCCAATGTAATCTTGTTCGTGCCAACCGTGGAGAACTTATCACAGCATTCGCACCTAACCGAGAACTTAACTCGATAATCTTTAAGGAAATGGTATCAGCAGTCAACCATTCTCCTAAACTTAAAAAAGTATTGTTTGAAGCTGAATCAAAAGAGGAAGCTTTACAACGTGGTGTATCTCAAAAACGTTTTGCATTCCCATCTGGTGGATTCGTTGACTTAACAATCGCTAAAAATGCAACTGGTGTCCATAGTAGTTCATACATGGATGAGTATGCTTTGCTTACTAAAGAAGAATATAACCTTGCCGAAGGTCGTGCTTATGCCTATGTAGATAAAGATGGTAACCCAGGTAAAATCTTTAAAACATCCAATCCCCATATCATGAACTTCTCTTATGATGATATGATTCGTACTCCACTACCTCCTCATGAAGCAGTTCTTTGGGGTGACTGGAGATTGAATATTGGTGAAGGTAAATTTATGGAACTTGTTTATTCACAGTTAGATGATGAACATAAATATCTTAAAAATAAGTTTCCATTGAACCGTGAAGAACGTGATTATCTATTAGACCAAGCCATTCAACAAGTTATTTGGTCGCCTTTCTTCAATGATGAAGATAACTTACGTATTCTTTACTTATCAGAATTTGGTGTTAATACTGAATCAGCATTCTTTACAACCACTCCTAAAATAGATGATAGTCCTATTGATTGGGATAACTCAACATTCTATGCAGGAAATGACGTCGCTATTCGAGGTACTGACGCATGTATTTATGCTTTATTGGAACATAACCCAAATAAATCTTATAGTAGAATTGTTTCATTTACTAATGTAAAACCTCAATTGTGGATTGACCATGAAACTCCCAAAGTGATGGCTGAAAATGTAATCAGACAATTGAAACATGACCGAGCTAGATTACTAGCTATTGACGCTTCTGGAGTTGGTGAAGGACAGTTTAACTTACTTACTACTGATGACGCTGATACATCTTGTCCAGTTGTACCAGTTCGTTTTGGTGATGGTGCTTCCAAATGGAGAAAAGATAAAAACGCTATTCGTTCTCACAATAAACGTTCAGAATTATTCTTAGATTTTAAAGAGTTTGTTGATACAGATACACTTCGAGTAACCTCAGAAGTATGGGAGTCTTTAGAAGCTGAAATGCAAGCTGTTACTAAAATGTCTAATGATGAAAATAAGAGAATCAAAATCGAACCGAAAGACGCAATTAAAAAACGACTAGGAGGTAAATCAACTGACTACCTTGACTCGTCAATGTTAGCTTTACATGCTCTTATCTTAGATAAGCTTGGAGCTGTATCTGCATATAACAAACAAGATGATTCGTCCTTCTTAGAATTTCAAAAGGAGTTACATAAATGAGTTATATTGAACGCTTTACCTCCAACTTTGCTAAAACATTAGAACATGATGTTGATGTAAATGGTTGGAATATTGCCGACCCTAATGCAAAGAATTATGATGTTCTTGAAGCTTTAGAAACAATTAACAATACATCACCAACCATGATGACACAACTTGAACGTGATGAAATCATGTCCATGAGTACAATTAATAGTGAGGGTTCAGAACATATTCGTAAAATGGAACGATATGTTCATGAAAAGAAACGTATTGGTGGTAAAACTTTAGCAGAAGTTATTCGTTTACTTCCTAATGTTCACTACACTACAGACCAACTAGTTTCATTTATCTATAAACATGAACCTATTGTTACAACTAAGGAAGTTAAAGATGAAAAAGCTACAAGTGAAATGTTAGCTTTCATTCGTAAACGCACTAAGAAAAATGTAACTCACCAACAAATGATTGAACAAGCAACCAAACATGCTTTGTTATATGGTCGTGCAGGTTTATTTCGTAATGAAGATAATGAACTTGAATTTTATCCTAGTGATTACTATACTGTCGTAATCGGTTATCGTAAAAATTCTAAACAAGTTGTTCCAGAACTATTAGGGTATATCCTATATTCAGAACCAGTTACTCAAGCAGTGTTACATTTGTCAGAAGTTCCACCTAATACAGATATTGATTGGTTCAAGAATGCTCTTGATAAATCAAATTCGCAAATGTTATTTGTAGAGAAAGAACGTATGAAATTCGTTCCTGCTTCTCAAAATCGTTTTGTAAACTTACGTTATGATATGGATTCTTACAATCCAGAAAGTCGTTTATTTAATGAGCGTCTACGTATTGAAGATTCTCTTGCTTTACATGCTACATTGAATCGTAAATTCAAAGAACGTGGTATTGGTCGTTTGATTATTGAAACTGCTGATGATAAAGGAACTGGAAATGCTGAACAAGGTATTACAGACTTACTCAATAGTTCAAATGGTGCTCGTCGTAAAGACTTAGGTCAAATCAAAGAATATGCTAAATATCTTGCCGATACAATTAAACACATGGATGATGATGACGTTCTGGTACTCCCAGAAGGACTGACTCAAAATGAACGTTTAGAAAATACTAATACTCCTGAGAAATTCTTAGACATTCTCATGGAGGACCAAAACATTGTTCCATTATGTTATGGTATTCCACCAACATTACTTGGTCTTGGTACTTTGTCAGACCGTAACATCTCAATTGCTTCTATCAATGAAACTACAGAAGATACCGCAATCAATAATATTCGTCAAGCTTTCTATACTCAATTAGGTTTGTTATATGGAATGACTGATGAACAAGAGTTGATTAATGAGGACTTAGCAGACCAAGGTTCAATAGATACTCATAATAAGTATGTATCTGAAATTGCTTTGAATCTATTTAAAGCAGGTTTCCCACAAGATAAAATTAATGAAATGGTTACAAAAGAGTTACTAAATTAATACAAAATGATATCACTGTTTGCACCACGGTGATATTTTTGTTATAATTATTTTATAAACTTAATGTTTAAATACAAGAATATGTTAGGAGATAACAAAACAAATGGTAACTTTAGCAGAAAAACGACAAGAACTCGAAGAAAGCTTGCTCAAAGAAATTAAACCAATTGCTGTGCTAAATGGGCAGAAATATTACTCTGTGGAACAACACCAACAATTTTTAGATTTGGTTGACCCAGAAACAAAAGTATATCACCGACAAGTAGATGAAGACGGAAAAACAGTCTTTAACGGTGTTGACCGAGTGGTAATTAACCCATCCATGCAATTTGCTGTATTGGTTGAGGAAAAAGAAGACGAAGTTCTCTTTGTAATTGATTACATGGCAGTCTATGCCAAGAAGAATGGTGGTGGAGTATTTGAAATGCGACAAGTACCTGGCTTCTCCGCTCCCAAAGATAGTAAAGGTAAAGTAGTACTTAAAGATGCAGTCAAAACGTACTTTGACCGAGAAACGTTTTTGAATGAATTTTCAATTGACCTTTACGAAGTTAACCCTAAGAAAGCCATTGACACATTTGCAGCTTTAACGCAATTGGGTGAAAGTGCTGTCGCTAAATCCGTATCATTCTTATAAGGAGAATAAATTAAAATGACAAACATCACAATTAAAACTGCTACACAAAGCGTTGAAGTCTTTTCTAAAGATGGTACTTCACTTGGAGTATTCACAGGACAACAAGCTAACACAGTAATGATTTACTTGGAAAATCCAACGTCAGTACCTTTTATTAAAGTTAAGACAGCAGCAGGTAAATTCACTTACATCAATCGAGATTGTACATGCAAAGCTCTTGGAACTGTTACATTGGGTTCTACTACATTTGATGATATGTCTGAACCAATGGCTGAATGTCATCCGATTGTAGCTTTGAAATATACTACTGCTACTGGTACATTAGCTGTGGGTGCTAAAGCGACTCCTGCATTGCAAATTCCACCATACTTGACTGTTACTTATACATCAAGTGACCCAACAATTGCTACTGTTGACCAAAACGGTCAAATTACTGGTGTTAAAGCAGGTGTAGCTACTATTAAAGCGGTGACTAAAGACCCTACTAAACACTCAGAAGCAACATATAAAGTTACAGTTGCATAATAACTAGGAAGGAGACACGTCAATGGTTATTTATTTAACTAGAGAAGAACGTATTGCTCGAAGACGTGGTTTAACTCCTCCGACTGTAGAACATACTGGTGACAACGGTGAACCCATTGTTGTCGTCAGTCCATCTACAGAAGTGGATGTTCCTACTGAACAATTAGAAGTTAAACCTGCTAAGAAACGTAAAACTAAAGAAGAAAAGGAGACTAAAGAAGATGAAGTTTAAACTTTCACCTTTAGCTCCTAGTTCTTATACGCATGCAGTAATTACTCAAGGTATTAATGGAATCAGACAACGTTTCCTTCTTAATTTTGATAGTGATACTGTTTATGACACAGCCGACTTTGAATCACAATATCCTATTTTTACAAGAGATATTTTGAAACATCAACGTCGTGAAGATGCTGTAAGTAAAACTCGTATTGCAGAAGCTAGAACAATATACGGTCAAGACCTAAAAGTTGAGGATTGTGGCTGTTCAGCTCGTTCAGCAAGAATGTTTTATCCCTTATTTATGGAGGTGAAATAATGAAACGTGTTTTAAATGGAATGATAACTGGTGGTGGCTTTGGTAAATGGCTTCGTGAAATGGGTGAAGAAGTAATTCTTCCAGAAGATTTGACAGAAGCGGTAACTAAGGCTAACGAACTAGGAGAAGATTTAGAAATTGACCTAACTACTAACGGTGGTTCCGTAATGGATGCTGGAACTATGGTTTCAGAATTGAATAAACTTGAAGGTAAATCTAAAGTACATATTCAAGGTATGGTTGCAAGTGCTGGTACAGTATTAGCAAGTGTATTTGATGAAGTAACTATGTCGGATTTTTCATATTTTTTAATTCATTATCCTCGTCAACAATACTACGGTATTCTAAGACCACAGGAACTTGAAGAATTAACACAGCAACTAGGTACTATCACCCAGCAAAGTATTGATATCTATGAAGCTAAAACTGGTCTTGACCGTGATGTCATTGAAGACTATATGGCTAAAGAATCAATGTTTAGTGCTTCTCAAGCAAAAGATTTAGGTTTTGTAGATTCAATCGTTGGAACTACAGTACAAAGTGTTTCAGAAGAACTGAACATCAATCCACAATTGGTAATGCAAAAATCAGATGATAAATATGACCAATTGTACAAACAATATAGTCAAGGAGATTTAACAATGGCAAAAGAAATTGTCGAAGAAACTAAAGATGAAACTGTTGTAGAAACAGTTGATGAAACTAAAGACGAAACAGTTAAAGAAACTACAGATGAAGTAGTTGATGAAACTACAGATGAAGTGGTTGACGAAACTAAAGATGAAGTAGTTGATGAAACTAAAGCTGAACCAGCAGATGAACCAACTATTGCTGATGTGCTTCAAGCTGTCAATAAATTGGTTGACGCTTTCACTCAATCTGTAGCTAAACCTGCTGTAGCAGAACCAGAACAACCAACTCAAACTGTAGAAGTTAAGATTGCTGAAAAACCTGCTGTAGCTGAACAAACTATGGTAGTTAAACCAAACTTTAACCCACTCGGTTTTGATACTACTCACTACGATATCTAAGGAGAATTAAAAAATGGCAACTATTGTAAATACATCACTTAATACTGAACCACGTTTGGGAAACCTTCGTTATAACCTCTCAACAATGGAACGTTCAGTTAACCCTGTAATGTCTGTTGACGTTGAGAAGTTTGGTAAAGGTGAAGACCTTTCAGATACCAAACCTACTCAAAAAATCCATGAAAGCTTCGAATGGCTTTCAGCAATCTTTAATGGTGCTGCTTCAAATCGTGTTATGAACACTATGCGTATCGTTGAAGATGAAAACTGTGCTCCTCGTATCTTTGTTGGACGTCAAGCTAACCTTGTTCCTACTCGTGACCCTGGTACACTATGTTGTGTTAAAATGCCTACTATGGAAGGTCGTGCTTTCTATACTAACGTTAAACAATTCTGTGTTGAAGACGCTTTGAATGATGATGACATCTTCTACTTGATTAATACAGGTATGCCTGAACTTAACCTTCAAGCTAACCCACTTGGTCTTAAAGGAACTAATGCTTACCAACGTCGTCTTGAAATGCTTCGTCGTACTTTCATCTTCCAAATGGCTCGTCAATTCCTCTTTGGTGAAACTGATGTTGCAGGAGATAACTTGCTTCCATTTACTGGTATTCAAGAATTGCTCTCACATGCTTCTGTAGTTAACCTTGACGGTACTAACTTGGTTGGTGTTATCCACACTATCTCATGCTTCACTGACATGCTTAAAGGTGACTGGATTGTACTTGGTAACCAATTTGCATTGAAACAATTCAATAAACAACTTGCTCAAATCAAAGCTGTAATGGGTGAAGATTTGCTTAGTGGAATCCGTCAGTTCGACGTTTCACTTATGGATGTTAATGATGACCTTGAGTCAGACCTTATCTTCTTGAACTTGGACCACGTTGGTGCAATTGTCGGTCAAAAGACATTGAACCCTATGGCTCGTGAACTTGAAACTGAACAAGATGTCAAAAATGAACCAATCACTACTCAAGGTGCTTGTAAAGTAATCATTAACCGTATTCGTGAACGTGGTGGAATGTTTACAGATGACTTTAACTCAGTTATCCGTGTAACTAACGTTGGTGTACCAACTGAATGTCTTCCAGTTATTGGTCGTCTCCTTAACAACGTGGGTGTTGAAACTATCCTCCCACGTTAATAGGAGGTTTAAATGGACTACACACAATTTGTAACGCAAGTTAAAACTGGGTGTCCATGCTTTGCAGATAAAGAAACTACTGAGCTAGAGCCAATGATTAAGAGTTTAATTCTTTTATTGTCGAAATCGCTCTGTTGGGATAATGGGTTTGAGTATCAATCACGACAAGAAACATTTGAGTTTGTAAATAATATTCAATGTTTGACCTGTGATAGATACCAAACTTATCCATTATTTTATCAATCACCGAACATGGATATCGTAGAAGTTGAATTGGTAACCTATGAAGGTTTACAAGAACTTAAATATAGCATTCCAGAAAATGAATGGGTGATAAGAAAAGGTAATCTGTTAATTGATATAGCTAACTTACCTCGTACATTCTGCCTATCCAATTGTGAAGAATTTGAATTAAATGTTACTTATAATTCTGGGTATAAAGAGTTTCCACCTAGATTACTACCAGTATTTTGTTCGCTACTCACTTCAATGAGTTTATCGTTACTGGGTTGTGGTTCAATTAAACAATGTACTACAATGGACAAACCGAAAGCCTACCAGATTATTAAAACTAAGAAGGTTGGTGAAATCTCTCGTACTTGGACTACAGATGAAACTCATGTTGAGTTCTTATATGAGAAAATGTTATCACAGAATCAATTACGACTTATCTCTGAATTAAGTTTATGTAATCGGTTGAATTTAGATGAAAGGTTATGGTTCGTTAAATCATGAAATTAAGATACAATGGTGAAACAAGAATTGTAGAGGTCTCTAGTAACTGTAGTGCCTGTATGAAAAACAAATCAACAACGAAACAACTATCTCATTTACGAACTGGGGAATATTTCCTTATGAGTGGTCAAACACTCAATGTCGTTAAAGGAATGGTGTACGAAGTTGGTGAAGTAGATGGTAGAGAGCTACTAAATCTGGTGACAGAAATCAATGGTCAAACGTACCCTAGGTTCAGTAAAATTGGCGACTAGATTATATGTTATAGACGAAAAGACAGATTCAAGAAATAAATTTGGTGAGATTGAATCTTCCAAATGGGAAGTAATATATTACGCAGATAATGTTGAACATTATCCTAAATCTCGTCAAGGTGTAACAGGAGATATACTTGCCACATCGACTACTGAGGTGGCATTGAGTTATGAGATTGCTTGGGTTGAACCTAACAATTGCCAAGTAATTGATTTATGCAATACAGACATTCGAGTTGGTATGTATTGTGTACTGAAAGGGAAAGCATGGAAGTTGGTCGGTATTAATAATATTGATGACGACTGTGACGACGATATGGACACCCTTAGACTCATTTTAGAAAGAATTGAACCGAGGGAAGCTCCTCGTGGATTGAAAGAGTGTGCAAGCTGTTTCGACCTCCAGTTCACGTGAGTTTCGCTAGTCATTTCGAGACAGTTGACTTAGCAAAGTTGGAAAGAGCACAAATAACATGGAGTGAAGCAGTTGCACATGCAATCTCTATGGAAGCTCGTACAACTGAGTTAACTGGTACATGGAATGCTTCGATTCAAACTTTCAAAGACGGTGACAATATCGTTATCGGACCAAGCCTAGCAGTGCTTAATGCTCACCCACTTATCAAGTCTTCTCTTGATGATGGTGACTATACTGTAATGTTCACTGAACGAAGACAAGCAATGATTCGTGTTGGTAATGGTAACAAAGCTTTACTTCCTAAGAACTTTAGTTTAAGGTCGCCATTAGCAATATCAAAAGGTGTAGGAAGGGTGACTGATTATCTATGAGTGATTCAATTGATTTAAGATTATGGATGACGATTCGACGGTATGTTTATACTAAGGGTCAGCCTTTCCTAGACTTGCTGTTAGCAGTAGCTGACAAAAATGAGTTTACTGATTATCATAAACGATATTATAACTTTGATGAAGAATTTGAAAAGCATTTCACACACGAAGCCTATTCTCGGTCACAAGTAGGCAGCCAGTTTCCATTGGTTGCTCTAGGCTTTAGAGAAACTAAACCAGGACCTTGTATTCCTGAATATATGATTCTCTTGAATTATGCGTTTCAAACAATTAGTCCTCGTGATTGTCGTGATAATGGTGCTGTAGAAATCATGAATACCCCAGAAGGTATTCTAAGATATAAATCAGCATTATCAGCAGCTTTCCTTGACGTTATTTGTCAAGCACCATTAAATATTAAAGACCTTGGTGATGATGGTCTTCCAGTCTCTTATAGATTAGGAGCTGTTAGACAGACACCACTAAATCAAGCAAATGAAATGCAATTTGGTAGTAACACTTACCAAGTTTGGATAAAAACTAAATGTTAAAGGAGTACCATTAAATGGCAACTAAGAAAATTGAATCAGCAAAAGAGTTGAATGAAGAACCACAACTTGAAGCTGTAGTATTGGAAGATGTGGTTACAGATGTAAGTGACCATCCGCTTACCGTAGCAGAACAATTCTTGGCTAAAGAAGTTCGTATTGCTAATGAACTAGGATTGAATCCAAAACGTAAACTTCACTTGGCTATGGTTCGTTCAGAAGTAGCTAAATCACTTAAGGAGGACAAATAATGTCTATCAATTGTCGTACTGATTATGAATTACAATCTGTTGCAATGCCAACACAAGGCACAACTAAAAAACTTTTCTTCAACTACACAGATGAAGTTGATTCATGTGTAAAGATTCGCCCACAAGATATCTCTGCTTCTAAAGGAGCTGTTAACTATCGTTCTAAAGTTAAGAATACTGACTTCTTGAACTGTCCTGATGCGCTTTGTATTCGTAAAGGTGTTATGGAATTTGCTTTGAGTGTTCCTGCTGGTGATGTTGATACAGCTTCTGTATCATACAAAATTCCAATTAATGCCGAAGATTATGCACTTGGTGGAGTCATTACTATGAACCTCCATGCACCATATCATGCTGCCCTTGGTGGTGAATATAAATATGACGTTACAGTCACTCTTGGTGACTCAACTAATGCTGATATTTATAAACTTACTGCTATTACTACTTCTGAGGGTAATGGTCAAGCTCTTGTAGCTATTGCGTTATCTGATGTTCCTACTAAACTTATTGGTACAGGTTGGAATAAAAAAGGTATTGTTACTATGACGGTTGCTGTTGTAGAGTCTGCCAAAGGTACTGGTGTAGTAAGTCTTGGTAACATTCAAGTCTTTGATACAATTGCTGAGTTCTCTAAGAATGATGTTGGTTGGATGACTTGTTTGGACACATTCGAGTTCAATCCTTCAATGGACGCTACTGACCCTGACTGTGTTAAAGTTGCTCTTGACCCATCATCTGCTGATACAGAAATTACAATCAATGCCAAGAAATGGTCTTCTAACTTGTTAGACGCTTCACCATTGATGGAATTGGTTGATGATGATTCTCGTGCTATTCCAGTAATGACTAAAGGCGTTGTTGACGCTAACGGTCTTGTAGCACTTCCAGGGTTCTCAACTGCTGAATGTGGTTTCATTGGTGCTCAATCAGAAGACTGCAATGCTGACGAAGGTCGCTTGAAATACATGTCACTTAACACTGTTAAAACTTTGTCAGAAGACCAATTCCAAATTGTTCATGACAAAGTGAAGAACTTGTTCTATGCTCGTTTCCATGTAGACTACATTGGTTCAACTGTTACAGTTATCTATCCTAAAGATATCGAAGTTGAAGTCTACAAAATCTCACTCAATGGTGGTAAGGTTCGTCCAGTTCGCTTGATGGTTCCTGTTGACATTGAAGGTGGTTACGACTGGTACTACTCAATCACTGGTTTCTTCAATAACCTTCCTCTCGGATTCTCTACAACTGAAAACTCTACTGCTGAGTTTACATTCTCACCAACTCCAGTTAATGGTTACATTGGTGAAGTAATCAAGAGTAAAGAATAAAATTAACATAAAACCTCGTAAGAGGTTTTTTGTGTGCCATTGTAACAGTTATGTTATAATTATATTATAATAAAATTTTTGTACATGATGTACTAGAAACATTTGGAGGAATGTTAAATGCCAATTTCAATGAAAGATTTGCAAGCAAAGCGAACTTTAGACCTAGATTCAATCCAAAAGATTGATAAAGTAGTGGAAACTACAGCTACAGAAGATAAACCTTATCCTGTATCTGATAACCAAGGGAATACAACCATTCTTGGAAATCCTAATAAAGTAAAACGTGTAGAACAAGAATATGATATCATTGTTAGTGTAGCCAAGGAAGGAAATCCATTTACATTGGATGAACTAAATCAGATTAACATTGATGATGAACTAAGTGAATCAGACTTAGAGTATCGTGTTCATATCAAAGTACCAATCACAGAAATCTCTCCTGAACGACGTGAGTTAGCTAGTTCAGCAGTAGGAATGGTTATGCAGCTATTCTATCGTGAAGTAGTGGAAGATGACGAAGTACATTATACTTATATCACAGACCCATTAGAACGTAAAGCTCGTGAGCTTGAAATTCTATCAAATCCTTATGTAACAAAAGTTCTCAAAGATTCTGTTTACCAATTGCTAGACCTTCCAGTAGAACTTCGTAACACATGGGTATCAGAAGCAGTTCGTGTCTTTGTAGAGTTTGCTACAAATAACCCTGATATCATCAATGAGGTTGACGCAAATTTAATCTAAAGCAACCATATAAACTAGACGATAAGGGTTATAGTCGAGAAGACATGTTTTACTTCTCTGATTATAACCCTAAATTTAGTTCTTGGACTTATATGAGTTTTATGGTTGCTAAGGAGTATAATGTTAGACCTTTAGAAGTATTCACAAAATGGGAATCTACAGAAGTAATGATTGCTTTTGGAATCTTAATGAATAACATTTCAAAGGAAGTATGGGCAAATTATCAATCAAGATTGAATCCTGACAGAAAAGAAACTCCGCCAGATTCAGAATATAGTGTGCCATTTAAAACTTTGAAAATGGTTCAATATGAAATGAAGAATAAAGGAAACTAATTAAATGGGAGCTTATTCAGAACAGTACAACCTCCGACTAGAAGCTGTTGGTGCAAAGGAGGTTATGGCAGAACTTAAAGCCATTGACCAAATGGCTGAACGATTAGAAAAAGATAATATTGACATACGTGTTAATGTCAATGGTTTAGCACAAGCTCAAAGTCAAATAAGCTCTTTGTCAGCACAAGCCGAAGCATTAGAACGTGATGGTCTTGACCTGAAAATTGATGTCAAAGGTTATACTCAAGCTATGGGTGAAATTGAGGGTATCACAGCAGCTCAAGCTCGTGCTATTAGAGCTAATCAAAATGAAGCAAAAACTCAAGTTGGTGTTGAACGTCAAAAGATTGGTGTTCTAAATGACCAGTTTAGACTTTATACCAACTTGCAAAAAGTATCAGGTGGTTTAACAGATAAAATCCAATCTTCACTTAGAGCTATGGAACAATTTAGTAATACAGTTGCTTCTGCTGCTGCCACTACGCAACGTCTGAGTGGTATGTTAGCTCTTGGTGCTGGTGCTGGAGTGGGAGCTATAGGTATTGGTATTGCAAGTCAAGTTAAAGGGGCATTTCAATATGCTCAAGAAGTTGATAAAGCAAAACAACAACTTAAAGCTCAAGGTGTTGAAGGTAAAAAATTAGATAACATCTATCAAGATATCGTAAAATATGCTAATGTATCACCATTCGACGTTGGTAATATGACACAGGCTGTATCTAAGATGAATGCCTTTACTGGTGACATTGATAAATCTATGAGAGCTACAAAAGCATTCTCTGAATCTATCTTTGCTTCTGGTGGTGATATCTCAAATTTAGATAACGTTGCATATAACTTAGGTCAAATCTCTACCAACCAGTTCTCAAAAGTCGACTATAAAGAGTTGGTAAAAAATGTACCTGCTATGTCACAAGCACTTCGTGATTATAAAGGTGAAATTACACTGGTAGATAAAGCTACTGGTAAATTAGTTAAGAAAAGTACAGAAGGACTTGACTTATCAAACTGGGAAGACTTCAATAAACTTTTAGGAGATGACCAAACAACTCAAGCTATTGAACGACAATATGATGCTTTCTCTCTTGTTACTGATGCTATGGAGAAATATAACCAACAAACGCATGCTCTTGAAACAGCCAATAAAGCTCTACCTAATAAGTTGGAAAACTTAGCTGGTGCTTATAAAACGGTTCGGCAGGAAGCTCTTGAATCATCTGGAGCTTATGACGCTTTTGGTAAAGTAGTTGATACCCTTTCAGATAAACTTCAAAAAGACCCTGCTGTAAAAGGGGCTTTAAAAGATTTATTCTCTGGAATTACTCCATTGATTCAGAAAGCAGAACAAGGTATTAAGAATTTTGATATCACTACTTTTGTAAATGGTCTTAAAGAGGGTGGTAGAATGATAGCTGATAATTTTAAGGCTATTATCAATAACCCAATCATCCGAGGTTTTGGTAAAATGCTTGGTAATGTACTTGGAGCAGAAGGTAATGTTGGAGATATTGGTCGTGGTCTTGGTAAACTCTTTAACTTAGGTGTTAATGGTTTCCTTAGTTCTACAGCAATTAAAATTGCATTCACAGGTTTATCTAAAGGTTCTGCATTAGTTAATGCTGGTATTCATGCTTCCAAAGCTTTAGGTAACATGCTTGGTAACGCTAAAATTCCTGCTAATTTTGCTACAGAAGCTGGTGAATTACTTGGTACAAACGTAGGTCAACAATTTAAAACCCCTGCATTTGCTAGTGCATTTAGTGGTAAATTAGGAGCTTTCCTAAAAGGTGGTTTACAAATTGGTGGTGGTGTTGCAGCAGCAGGTATTGGTATCGGTGTTGGTGCTTGGGCTGGTGCTCAAGGTATGAAAGCTATTGTAGATGTAGCTAAGAAACTTACAGATACAGTAAACTACGTCGCTGATAATCTTCCAAATGCTGATTCAGATAAAGCTTATCAAATGGTAGCTAAACTACATTTACTTGATAAAATGGCAGCTATTGTTTCTAATGCAGGTCTTGGTGGTGGTATGAAATCTACTATCAGTTCAGCTATCACAAATGTTGCAGCCATTGCTAGTGGATTTGGTATGGCTACTGGTAACCTATCATTAGCAGGTGTTGGTTTAATGGTCCAAGGTGTTCGTTTACTTGGAGCTTACATTGACCAAATCAGTGCTCAAACAGAAGGTATTAAAATTGAGAATGTAGCTAAATTGGCAGAATTACCTAAAAAGTTTGACGCTATTCCTGCTGATTTTGACCCAAATACAATTAAGGATAAAATCACTAAGATTCAAGATACAGTATCTAAAGTTCATGAAGCTTTAGGTATCAAAGTGGCAGATAATGGCTATGTGGCAATGTCTAGTGTTGGTGAAATGCTTGCACAGATTGACCAAGCTATTCCTGCTGAGACTACTGAGAGGGTTACTAAGACATTCGGTAACTTGAAAACTCTTGCTCAAACGTTTCAATCAATAGGTGATATCAAAGAAACTGGTTCACAAGTAGTTACTGGTTTAAATAACTTACGTTCAACTGTTGCACAAATTGTTAACTCAGGAATCTTCACAGATAGTTTGGGTAGCAAAACAATTAACTTACCAAGTGTTGGTGGTGGTCTAATCGGTCCACACCAAGTCCAGGCTGATACAACCATGGGTAATCAGCTTAGTCAGTTAGAAGCTCAGTTATCTACTGTAACAGATAAGATTAAAACCATGCTTCCTCAGATTCAGTCGTTATCTGATTTATCTACTCAATTAACAGCAATACCACCTATTGACCCAGGTGCTATTACTCAGAAAATGACAGATGTCAACACTACGGTTACTAGTATTACTAAAATCTGGGGTGGAGCTAAACAAATTAAGGGTGATGGAAGGTCTGGTGGTGGTTCAATTGGTACCGTTGACTTCTCAGCAATTCTTGAAATCATCCGTGGTGGTATTAAAGTTGGTAAGGAAGTTGCCACACTTGGTACAATGACTATTCCAAATGCTACTGGTCAAATCAATAACATGAAAGCTTCAATCGAAGCCCTTGGTGGTTTGAATGCTGGTGCAGGACTTGGTGGTCTTAATGATATGCTTTCTCAAGCAGGAGCTAAGATTACTGAATTTGCAGGTAAAGCTAATGGAGAAGGGGTATCTGGTTCTAACAACTTTAAGAATGCTCTTAATCAACTTGGTACTGCTTCCACTTCTAATGGTGGTAAACTTACTGACCTTGGTGGAAAAGCTACAGATATGGGTTCTAAATTTGATTCAGCTAAAGGTAAAATTGATTCACTCAAATCATCAATTGATAATGCTGGTAATTCTGCTAGTGGAGCAGGTGGTAAGTTAACATCTTTAGCTAGTCAAATAAATGGTCTTGTTTCAGCAGCAGGTAATGCTAAAGGAGCATTGGATTCACTCAAGGGTGCTATTGATAGTCTTCCTTCTTCTAAATCAATTAAGATTACAGTTAATGATGAAGCTTCATCAAGTATCAGTACTATTCAATCTAAATTGAATGGAATCCAGTCTAAGTCAGTTGATGTAACAACCAACTACAAAGAAACTGGTAAAAAAGATAAGTCTGCAACTGGTGGTGTTATGATGGCTAGAGGTGGTTATGTATCTCAAATGTTCAAAAACGCTAGTCGTACATTTGGAGCAGGTCAAGATACAATCAATGCAGTCCTTGCTAGAGGTGAAGCTGTAATTCGTAGAAGTTCTACTGCTATACTTGGTAAGACATTTGTAGACCACGTAAACAATGGTCGTATGCAACAAGCTTATGAAACTATGGGTAACCGTATGTCAAGTATGTACAACAACCGATATGATAACCGCTCATTCAACAACCAAGCTAACATTACTCAGAACTTCTATGGAGGTTCATCTGATGGTAATAACTATCTTAAATCGTATATCAAAGGAGTTTAATTCATGAAAGAATATAGCGACAACGCTATCTTAAATGTTGATAGTGATTCACTACGACTTTACAAGAGAGATAACGCACCTCAATGGTCAGTTGAGTCTCGTCGCTATCTCCAATTTGGAGATTTAGTTTTCGATGGTAAACGTACCGTTGAAAGCTATTCTACCAGTTTCAATACAAATTTACAAGCCTACTTAAATGGCTTTGGTTCATTTGATGTCAATAGTGCAGAAATGCAGAAGACTCAAACTACTAGTTTATCTATCACCGTAGAGTTTGGATTTATGAAATTGTCTCGTGAAGAACAACGTAACAATATCAATTCAATCAAAAATGCTTTGCTAGGTACTAAAAGACTTTGGGCTGTAGAACCTGGTGGTCAATTGATTTGGACTTGGGCTAAAATGTCTAACTATTCTGAGCCAGAAGAAAAAGCAGATTCAATATTCTCAGTTTCACTAGAGTTTCAAATCCCTAGTGGAACTTGGTATATTGCAGACCTTGCTAAAGTATATGTTCAAGAATATGACCGTTGTGACTTCCAAGTAGAAACAGGAGTTGGTTGTAATCATCATTGTTTAGACGCTTTAGTTTCTGGTACTGAATGTTCAGTATGTAAAGCTTTAGAAGATGAACTTACTGAATCAGACATGTTTATTAATCAACCTACTAATTTGTATTGGGAATGTCAAGCTGACATGAAATTGATTTATTCAAATTTATCAATGAATGACTCAGATAATTTATTTGCTAACTATACCGTATGTTTCAGACAAGCTGTTGATAATATATTGTCAGGTCGCTTCTGTTCTGATACAGTATTGGAAGGTTCACTTCAAATGGCTTTCTTTGGTAAATATGACAATCCAGTTATCACAGTAAATGATGATTCAATTGCTGTTGAGGGTTACTATGATGGATTGATATTGGTAGATGAATATGGTAACATTAGTTACTATGCAGGTGCTACTGAAACATCTATTTGTGACTTTGAAGAAGTACCATTGGATAATATAATTTATTACTCAGATAGTTTTAAATTAAATTATGGTCAAAATACATTTGCCATTACTGGTGCACCCAGTGGTCGACTTGGAAACTATGTATTCATTAACAAATTGGAAAGGACTTATTAATGACACAAGTATTCGTTATTAGAAATGGAGTAACCCTTAAACGGTTTACACAGGAATATCTCATTGATTTAGGTATAACCTATAATGCAAATGCAGTTCCAACATGTAACTTAACTATGAGTATGGCTATCTTACCATACCTGACTCGAAGATGTGAATTAAGAATTGAACATTGTGGAGAAAGTATTCTCCTTAAAGTTAATTCATCTGATTGTTCTATCAAAAATAAAACAGTATCTATTACTACAGAACACATCTTCGCTGAATGGGAAGATGAAAGTGTTCCAGTTAATGTAGCTATTAAGGGGAAAACTCCTAAAGAACTTCTAACAATGAATGACTTTAAATTAGTAAATCACAACTGGGAGATTCGTTATGATGATTCAGATGAACAATCAGATACACTTGACTATGAGTTTTCTCGTGAAAAGAAATCAGAAGCTTTGAATAAAATGTTATCACAAACTGAAACATTACTCAAACGTTTTCCTAGAAATGAAGAACGTACTCTTGAAATAGGAGTGTTTGGTGAACGTAAAAATTATCGTGTTCCTAATGTGATGTCCTTAGATGATATTTCTATGGAAATGGATTCAGCGTCAATTGTAAATATGGTTGTTCCTTTATCTGATAAAGGAGATGGTGGAGCTTCTTCTCTTACTCTTAGAGATTCATTTGTATTTCGTTATGGAACTATGAATGAATTTCCTATTGTATTAACTGGTAATACAATCAATACTCAGTCAACTAATACAGGTTATCTCTTTCCACAATATGCACCCAATAATAAAAATGAATATGCTGTTCTTGATAAGTATGGTATTGAACTAGAGGATGGTGATATTTATGAGGGTACATATAGTGCTAATGATTTACAACCTATTCAAGAAGAAGGTCAAACCTTATCAAATGAGGACAGACTGAAAGCTTCTAATACTTTATACAAATCAGCCATTCGTTATCTCAAAAATCATAGACGACAATTAAGATTTACAGTTAGGGTTCCAGAACTTCCTGATAATGTAGATGTACTCGATAAAGTTAAGTTTAGTTTGTTATCTACTTTTCCAGATATCACTTCCACAATGACACCTTATGAAAAGAAGATTTATGAGATTGATGACTGGTTTTATATAACAGAAATTCAAATGACCGCTATAACTGGTGGTTGGAATTATACAATTCAACTTGCTAAAGATTTAGCAGGAGTATATGGAAATGGAGTAAATTAATGGTATTAACTGTACCCCAAGCTTTAGCTCAAGTATCACAGTATGCTGTTGATACACGCTCTAAGCTCAATACAACGACGACACAGCGTCGTAACGCTATCTATAATAGTTTTGGTCAAGAGAGGTCTATAACGCTCACACCGAACGTTCCTGGGGTTCTATACCTACCTATTACAACTGATATATCTAATTTTATTAGATGGAACTTTAAACTAGTAATTCGTCCAATTGCAGGTGTTACTGTAGACCCAACATTTACTAAATTCAATATCATATTTGATGGTCTTGATGTTACCAATTTGTTTAATGCTCAATGGGAGTTACCTAAAACTACAGGCATTTATCCTAATAAATCCATGGGAGACTTTTATGATATAATTAAGATATGTAATATGTTGTCTGATTTAGATAGAGATACCATGCTAAATGGTGGTATGCACACGTTTCAAATTGAATGTGATTCATTCATTGATGTAACATTATTAGAATTTGTATCTTATAGTTTCATTTCTCGTCATGGTCAGTCAGTTAATGATTATACTAGAAGTGAAATGCCAGGTCCTGCTAGTCCAGGTCCAGTTGGTGGTGGAGGTCAACTTGAAGAATATAGAGCACCCACTTTCAAAACCATGGCATTAAAATCAGATTTATATTCGGAACACCAATCATTAGAGCAACAACTAGATAATCTATCTGGTTCGAGAGCTAGTCAGTTTATCGAAGCAGCTACTATTAATACTAGACTAGCTGAGATTGAAACTGAGAAGAAACAAATAGAACAAATGGAGGAATTACAAAATGGCTGAAAACAAATTATCAAGTGAAGGTTTATTGGAAGATTTAATGCGTACAATGGTTCAATTAACATGTGCTGAACTACATGAGAAAACTAATATTGAACGGTTAAATGCAGACTTAGAACTTGGTGAAATTAACTTACAAGAGTTTGATGAACTTGAACCAGATTACATTGCTAATCTTGAACAAGTAACAGCACTTCGTCGTACTACCACTAAACTTATCTTTGATATTGCAGGTGGTAAAGGTAATGAAAAGAAGTGGTGTTTAACTAAACATGTAGGAGCAGCTATGTACACAGCTTTTGAAGCATGGCAAGCTTCAGACAATGATATGGCTTTATATGATTTATACTTAAATATCAATCAGTATTTCATTAAAGTAATGACTGACTTCATGGGCTTACCAGTAATCAGTTGTGCAAGTTGTCTAACTGATATTCTCAAAGCAGTAACGTCCAAGGAGGATAATTTAGATGGTATGTAAAAATTGTAATAAGAGTGTGATTGACCCTAATCTACGCTCTACTATTTCAAATACTGGTTGTGACTGTGATGTTCATACAGAATCAGATAGTCCTGAAAAGTTAGTTCTTGATGAAACTAGATTAAGTCGTCGTGTTGACTCAAACCGTGCAATGGTGGTTTCTATTAATGGTAAATCCATTATGGCTATTGTTGATAGGTTTATTGAATATACTCGCTGTTTAGTTCGTAATATTATCACCCATGTTGTTAATCTGGATAAACGTGTAACTCGTTTAGAAGGCACTGGTGGTGATTTGACTCCAGTCAAACTAGATTTTGACGCTGGTTATATGTACACTTGGACTATGTATCGTATTGGTAATACAGTTTTTGTAGCTGCTGAGGGACGACAAATTGCTACTTCTCCTGCCAACGAAGAATGGACATTAATGCCAAACAAAGTTCCAGAAGGATTTAGACCAATTCAATCTTGTCAAGTACTTAGTTTTGCTCAAACCAAAGCTCAAACAACGGTACAACGTCAAATTTTACCAGATGGTGTTGTTCATTATTTATCAATTAATGGTATTGAAGCAAACACTTGGGTGATTACACCATCAACATCTTGGCTCACTAATGATAAATACCCAACAAATTAAAAGGAGAATTAAATGGCTTACGTACCATGTATTGCAGATAATTGCAATTGTAGATTCATTGACATTCCTGGAAACTTAGATATAGTTCAAGACTTTAAAGATTTTGAACTTGAATATGTAGGACAATTTGCTTATGATATTCTTGACTTCCAGATGTGTGAAGTAAATGATATCTTAGAATTACTTTCAGAATTACTTAAAAACTTTGACTGTGTTAATCAGAACTTAATTAACTGGATAACTGATTTATACAAACGTGACTTTAATCCAGTTGATTCTAAGTCAATTGATTTCACTAAAACCCAATCTTGGCAAGATGGTATAGAAATTACTAATTTCACTGGTGATGTTAAACTTTCTAAACAAGTCAATAATGGTTTAACTATTCGTGATGATGGTCTCTGGACTATGTCTAGTCTTGAGAATGGTTATGCTCGTGTAGTTAAAACAGCTAAGGTAATTATTCCTTGGTCAAAATTTAGAACTCGTGCTGGTTCTCTTGGAGATTACAATGTGTACTTTGCAGGGGCAGGTGATGATGAAGTAGACTTTGATATTCCAGTAGATGATATGGATATCATTGATATTTGTAACACTCAAATGCTGATTACAGGTGGATTTATTTGTATGAAAACTTGTGACGTCCAATCGGCTGTTAAAATTGGTAACAACTTTAATGTCAACCTTGATGTTTATCTATTAATGCACCGAGCTGAAGGTCCAGGTTCACCAGATAAAAGCGTTACCGTAGAAATTCAAATCATTGGACGTAAGAAAGTACTATAAGGAGATTAATCAATGGCTGTAAATAATTGCAATACCGCTTGTGTTGTCTTTGATGTTAATGCTTCTTATCCACAACAAGTTGATGACCAACGTGTTCGGTTAAGAAATGCTGTCAACATCTTTCGTATGGCAACCACAGATACTATTCTGTATAAACTAATTTTGCAAATACAGTGTTCAATCACACAGGTTGGCACTGTATTGATTGACTTAGATAATCGTCTTGGTGGTCAGTCTGTAATGCAAATCATTGACGATTTAAAAGTTCAAATCCAAAATAACCGTACCAGTATTGCTACACTTCAAGGTAATTTGACAACAACTAATACTAATGTAACTAATAACAAAGCATTGATTAATACAGCTTTAGGTCAGTTACAAATTCAACAAGTCAGTATTGGGTCGTTAAATCAATCCATTATTGACTTGAGTAAAACCATTGGTTCTAGTATTGGTTTAACTGAGGTTACATATCCAACTGATAAACTTAATGCTCAACGATTATATTGGAGAGTTCAAGGTGGTACAATGTTTGTATCTGGTAAATTTACTACTGATGGAAGTGCTACTAATAAATCATTGTTATTGAAACTTGGAAATATTCCTGCTGAATATGCACCAAAATTTGCAAAACAAGGATTTGATTTAGCACCAGGAGTTATTACTTTATCTACTGGTAAAGCTCAACCTGTAGTTGCAGCAACTACTTATGTAATGGGAGGAACTAGTACTGACGCAGGTCAAATCTTTGTATCGTTAGAATCAGCAGCAAATATGCCTGCTAGTCAAACATACATAATCAACATTCAATACAACTTTGTACCTTAAGGAGAAATAAATGGCTTTAAATACATGTGATACTGGTTGTCCTCAATTGGTAATTGATGTAACTAGTTTACCAGACGCTTTAATGGCTAATGAAAATCAGTTATATCGGTTACCTAATGGTGACATCTACATTGTAAATCCTAGTGGAATGACTTGGGATTTAATTAACAACGTATCTTCTACATCTGAATTTAATTTCAATGTAGCAAGCACAAATGAGATTGTTCTTACTTGGAATCCATCAACAAGCACTTTAACAGCTAACTTAGCTAGTGAAGTTAAAACTCGTTTAAATACGATTGAATCTCGTATTTCTAAAGTAGAAGCAATCCTACCAACATTAACAGCAGACGGTACTACAGAAGTACTCAAGAATATTAGTATTATAGAAGGATAACATAATGGAAGCAGCAGTAATCATATCCATTTTGGGAACTCTTGGTACACTCTTCTCTGCTATTATAGCAGGGATGTTTAATCATTTAAAGACAAAATCGGATAACCAACTTAAATCAACGGAGACGATTCTTAAAGCTCAAGGCGACTTGATTGACAAGATGTCTAAACAAATGGAAACTCAAGCAAATCAAATTGAACATCAATCGGATGAACTTGCTCAACAACATACTCTAATAAGAAGTCTTTATGAAAAGATTAATGAATTAGAATTAGTAATTCTTAGTTATAAGAGTAAATTGGGTAAATTCGACCAAGGTAATTAAATATGTTACAATTATATTATAATATATTAACGGAGGAATATTTCTTGTCAAACATTAAAATTACACAATACTTAAGTATTGGTGCCACAGTAGTCACATTAGTAGGTATTACTTATGCAGGAATTGCAACCACATGGGGTTTACCATTTGGTTCTCAAGTCTATGATACAGCAGTAATCATCACTTCAGCTATCTCAGCATTACTTGGTGGTACTACTGTTAAAAAATTGATTGACGCAAATCATAATGGTATTCCTGATTCAGAAGAAGGTTTAGCACCAATTACTAAATTGCCTGAACCAGAAGAATTTGAAGAAGATGGAAAGGTAGATGAATTTAGTGAAAAAAATTAAACTTATAGGAACTTTTCAGGTTGCTAACATTCAAGATGAGTTCGTAGAACTTGAACCAGTTAGTGGTGGAAATGTCGAGTTCAATGCTAAGTTTACAAAATCAAGTATTGGAGAACTAAATGCTGATGGTTCTGCTAAAGAATTTGATGGATTCTCTGTAGGAGATTTCTTCAAGTTCAATGGAGAATATGAGTATGTTCGACAAAACGAGGTTTTTGTTAAAGCTATGGTTGAGGGTCAAATGGTTTCTGTACCGTTGCATAAAGTACAGGAGGTCAAATAATGGTTAACTTTTATTCTGGGGTTGCTGGTCGAAGACCTGGCAATCCAACGTTTGCAATCATCCACAATGACGCTGGTAGTATTAATGCAACAGCAAGTTATTACAGTCAATGGTTGCCAACTCACCAAGCAGAACTAGGTTTTGCTCATGTTTATATTGCCAAAGATGGTCGTTATCAAGCTGAAAACTATGATAACATAGCTTGGCATGCTGGTAACAGTTACGCTAACCAATGGGCTTTATCTTGGGAGGTTTGTCAATCTCTTGGAGCTACTGATGAGGACTTCAAAGCAACAGAAGAACGTGTCTTCCAAGATGTAGCAAACGCTTTTAAACAATATGGTCTTGTACCAAACCGAACTACTGTTCGCTTACACCGTGAGTACTCAGCCACAGACTGTCCTCACCGTTCATGGGCTTTACATGGGCAAGCTGTTCAAGCAGTTCAAGATTACTTTATCGCAGGTATTCAACGTTACATGGGTGGAGGTTCTACTTCTACTAGTAACGATTATACTTCACAAAACACAACAGACACAGTTAATAAGGAGTTACTAGATATGTATTTAATTTTCACTGTAGATACCAAACGTTGGTATATCTCAAATGGTGTAGGGGTTCGATATGTTCGTACAACAAGAATGTTGAGCAACTATCAAAATAGTTTTGCTAAATTGCAATTACCTACTGATAAGATGTATCAAGCTGAACTTGACAAAGAGTTTGGAGTAGAAGCTACTAAACCCTAACTAGACTAAGCCACTACCACATTGTGGTGGTGGTATTTTAATAAGGAGGACTATATGTCTAATACAGCACCATTTTTACATATTGCTTATGCCAATAATGATACAGGAACATTAGATTTCACAACTACAGGTGGAATTGAACGAACTTATACTGGTTTTTATACAGATGAATATGCTACTGATTCAAGTGACCATACCAAATATAAATGGTTGACTAATGCAGAATTTAAAAATAAAGTTAGTACAGCAGCTTATGCCAAAAGTGCTGATGGAAAAGACGGTTTCACGAGTGTTTATCCAAACTTGAATTTGTTGAAAAACCCAAGAACTTTATCGTCAACTTCAACTACAACAGCTTGGAGCACTCTATTTAATTCTAGCCAAATATATAACACTGGAATTAAGTATGTATCTGGAGTTTCAGCAATGAACTTTAGTTTCAATGTGTATGTACCATTGAATGCTATAGTTGGGAGTAACATCCCTATTCAACTTAAAGGTCAAACTTCTCAAGCTACAAATGTCGGAACTGATGATTATAACACAATTATCTCTAATACTAGTTATGCTATTAAACAAAGTGATTTAGGTACGACAATCCGTGTAAGTATTCCAATACAAAAAGCTACTAATTATCAATCTTTTGATAGTGCTCTAGCTAATACTGCGAGTATTACTATTAGACAATCAACGAACACAGCAGGATTTGTGTACTCAAATATAAAACTTGAAAAAGGTTCCGTTGCTACTCCATGGATGCCTTCAGATAGTGAAGTTAAAGATTCAGATTATCCGCAATATATTGGTTTATCCAATGTGACAAATCCTACTGTTTTCAAAGATTATGAATGGACACTTTTAGAAAGTATTCCTAAAACGGTTACAAGTATGCCTACAGTTAAAAGTATTAACATGACTTATGGTATTGGTACATTGACAACTAAACCAACTAGTTGGTTATCAGCTAAACCAAAATTAGATGTGAACCAAGTATTATGGTACAAATCAGAAATTACTGGAACAGATAATTCTGTAGGAGTATATTATTCAAATCTGGTTGGTGGTGCTAATTTAGATGATGGAGATTCTCCATTAGATAATACAGTAGTATCAATTGTATTGAATAATAAAACTGTTAATGTACCTCGTGATTTAGCACTTAAATTAGAATTATTATCTCAGACTTTAAGTAAACGTGATAATGACCTAGCTCAACTCATTGCTGATACTAATGACCGTATCAGTAATATTGATATGGGTAGTGGTCAAGCAGGTTTGAATCAAGAGGTTATTGATAGAAAGAATGCAGATGATGTACTAGGAGGTCGTATTGATACAGTTACTGGTAATGTTAATGATTTAACAACTGCTACTCAAACTAAATTCACCAATATTGAAAAACAATTAGGTGGATTCTCAGTTCAGGGTACAAAGAATAGTTCATTAACACAACCATCTATTGTATTTAATTACAATGCCTATGGTGCTACATTGCCAGATGGCTCTAGTGATGGTGGTGGTAGATTGTACTATCAAGTTCCTGGAGATACAAATTATGATGTAAAAGAACTCAAATTTAATTATCAAACAATTCCTTCATTTTATGATATGGACCAAGTTACCATTTGGGAAAAGTCATGGTCTACATTATACGGTGGATTTAATTGGAGAGATACAATTATAACTACAACTGATATAGATACATTCTATATTGATGGTATGACTACGTATTATGACCATAATGGTGATTTAATTATTCGTGGTAAAGTAGTAATGGATGGAATAGATGACTGGATTGGTTCAATGAGTAATCGTGGTTTTAAACCAGATACAGTAGTAATAAAAGTAGCTTCTGATTTAAAATCAGTAAAATCAATAAGATTTACTGGTGACGTGGGTGTAATTGAAATGAGTATGAGTTTAGGCTATGGTGCTGTAGCACAAGTTCAAAGAATAGGTAGACGAGTATCATTCTATGGTTCATCTCCTGTAGGTCAATTTAGTACGACTTCTGTTAGTTGGACAAGTTTGAGTGATAAAATACCTTATGGTTTAAGACCAATTCGAAGTTTTGAATTTGCAGTAAATACCTTTGGAAATAACAATTCTATGCAGTATTCATTTGATAAGAATGGTGGCATAATGTTACACCAATCATCTAATAATGCAAATCAATATCAAGTTATGGGTCAAGTTGGTTGGCAAACCTTTGACCAATATCCACCAAGTAACTATACTACTTATTCTGCTTGGACTAATAGATAGGAGTTTAAATGACAATCATAAGATATAACAATCGTGAAGTAACTCTAGCACCAGATTTAACGCTAGAGTTACAAAACGAAAGAAAACTTAGACAACTTGCCGATATAGATGTTGTAGAACAAACGTCTAATCTAGTAACTATTGCTAACGCTCGTATTGACAATTTAGTACAAAGGATGAATACTTTTGAATCTGGAGCTGGAACAGAATGGGCAGTACCTTTACAAAAGGAAAAAGACGCACGTATTGCTGGAGATTCAGATAATAGAAATTTCACTAATGCTTTAAATACATCAATGACTAATCGTGTAAATGGTTTGTTTGATGATATAGTGGCTGTAGAAGATAGAGTCACTACATTAGAACAAGCTGATACCACAATTGTTAGACAAGGTGATGTTGCCACTTTAGAACGTTTAAAAGTAAATCAAGATGTCGTTGGTCAAACTGCTTCATTTGCCAATCGAGTAACAGTTGGTAGTTTTAAAAATCTATCAGACCATCCTTGGACTAAGATTCAAGATGAAGGGGATAACAACGGTACTTGGGCGAAACGTCAAGGTGACATTGTGTATTTAAGAGTTAAGATTGATAATTCTGGAGCAAATGTTGCTGAACGCTGGCTTTGTACTCTACCAGATTGGGCACAATTGCCTGGTACTGTGGAATTAATGTTTACTGTTCCTGCTTGGACTATTGACTCTTCAAAGATAAGTAATGTACAAATACATGCTAATAAGTCAGATGACCCTAATAAAAATAGAATAGCTATACTAAGAAATATATCTAATGAGAAATATTCATTTGAAATTAGTTATGCTGTAGGGGATATGCCAAGTTAAGATAAGGAGACATAATGACAATAATGAGATTGAATGGGAAGAATATTTATATTCCCAAAGACGCTACAGCAGAATTAGCAGCTTTAAAACAAAAGCATAAAGAGGATGTTGAAATGTTAGTTACGACTACCACTAATAGAGATAGTAGTACTAATGGTCGTATTGATGGAACTTTAATTTCAATTGGTGACCTTGATACTCGTATTAAAAAGCTTGAAACTGGTGAAGGTGAAAACTGGGAAGGTCCACTTAATCAAGAAGCTACTCGTAGACTTCAAGCAGATACTAACTTAAAAAATCAGTTAGACCAAGAAGTTGGTCAACGTACTCAACTTCAAAATGATTACACTACTTTTAGAGATAGTAATAAACCATACTTGGACGTATACAGAAAACTTCATAAATATGATAGAACATTTGTTCCTCGTATTCCTGATTGGATTGGTCACTATCCTGGTGGTAAAGGTTCTACAGGTCAATTAGGAAACTCATTACTACTTGCTCGACGTGATGGTAACACAGTTCATATTCAAGGAGAATTAGTCGTAAGGCAAACTATCCCAGCCAATATAGACCAACCTATATTTGACCTTCCGCAAGACTGTGTACCTTATATAGATGTTAGTGCATTAATGCAAGGTTCTGGTGGTTCGCAATGGTTACTTACCATCAAGCGTGAACGGACTGGTAACACTACTGGTGGGGCTAGTCTTAGTCGTTACCGTAATGGTGCTTCTAATATTGACGCTACTGTGGGAGTTTGGTTACCAATTAATATTAGTTATCAAATCCTTCCTATAGGCTCAGATGGCAATATTAACCCTGCTTACACGTTCGGAGCTTCTCCTCAATGGAAAGATGACCCAACCTATGCAGCGTCTACTACAGGCAATCCTGTGACCACAGACATGACTCCTCGTAATACAGATGGAACTCCTTTATAAGGGGTTCTTTTTGTATACAAAAACACACCCTAATTAAAGGATGTGTTTAAGAGAAAGGAGGTAAGTGCTTATGAATAAGCAAGAAAGGATTTTAAGTTGCATGAAGTCCATGTTACTGGTAAGACACACAACCTATCAAGATAAAAGGATTTGAACCTTTGACCCCTGCTTCCCAAAAGCAGTGCTCTACCAAGCTGAGCTATATCCTGAAACATAAGTGAAGCTTGCTCGTCTGTACTAGTCGCACAAGTCAACTCTCCACTACTGACCCAGTAGGACTCGAACCTACGACATTCGCATTAACAGTGCGACGCTCTACCAACTGAGCTATGAATCATTAATAGTCTTTAGGAAAAATGTGCAAAGACTAAACACATCACGGTTTATACGAGAATCGAACTCGTGTTACTCGGCTGACAACCGAGTGCAATAACCACTATACTAATAAACCTATGCCGACTACAGGACTTGAACCTGTGACCCTCTGATTACAAATCAGAAGCTCTACCAACTGAGCTAAATCGGCTATTTGCTAGATTACTTAATCAATAGCACCCTAAGTGGTTATTATTAAGAAATTTTATGGGAGCGACCCAATGGACTTACTAGCGTTCAACCATCACTTTAAGCTTCTCATTTAAAGGTAGTGAATCACCTTAGACTCCCTGATTGGATTCGAACCAACGTATCAGCTTTTGCAGAGCTGCACCTCAACCACTCGGTCACAAGGAGTATTAGGAGGTTTCCCTCCATAGGAAGTAATAATATGATAAGATAATTATATCAAATTTAAGGTCGTGGTGCAAGTTTGGTTGCATAATATATTGTGGAAATTGAATATGTACAAGTTAAAATTTCACAAACTTTAGCGAAAAGTAGTTTACGAAAGTATTTTACTATTCGTAAACTTTTCGTCCAATTCATGTATTTTTCTTAAAAAAGTGTAAAAACTACAAAAAAGTTTACGAAAAGTAAAAATGTATTCGTAAAACTATTCGTAAACTAAAAGTCAGTAGTACCAATGGTTAAAGGGGTATAAATAGAGAATAATAGTTTACGAATATATCCCTTAAGGAACTTTTATTATTTTACCCTTTTTTACTCTATTCTCTATAAGGGTTCGATTCGTATATTCGTAAACTCGTATTGGTAGATTTATACTAAAATTTCACAAAGATAAATTTTAAAAGTTCGTACTTGACACCATTATAATTTTATGATATAATGGTTTACATAAAGAAATAGAAATCGGAGGAAATAATAATATGACTAAAAAAGCAAACGAAGTTTTGTTGACGTCACAGGAAAGAATGGAAATCAATGAATATTGCGACGCTCTATTAGAAGTATATCAAGTTACTCGTACAGCTCAAGTCTTAGTAAGTCCTGAATTGGCAAATGAAGACGAAGCTGTAACAGCACGATTAATTAGAGCAGTCAAAGACTGCAAATACAATATCAGTAACTATGACCCTACTTCTCATTTTGTAACTAGCTATCATTCAAGTGATATCACTCAATTCTTCATTGACAAAAATATCATTTCACAGGCTACTATTCGTAAATTTGCAAAACAATCAGAAGAAACACAACGTTGGTCGATTGAAAAAGAAGAAGAAGTTGCTAAACGTGTAGGTATTACTACCACACTTGGACAACAAATCTTGTTTATGAGTATGATTCAATCTCGTGTATTTGTACTATGGATGAATGAGTTCTTTATTCAGAATGGTTCAACACGTTCTCGTGTAACAGATGGTTCTTTAGAAGGTCACTTGTCACAGCGATATAGTTCAACAGGTGCTAATGTTAAAGCTTATGAAGCAGCTACTAATACTGTAATGCACCACCTCAAATCATTGATTGCTACAGCAGACCTTGAAAACATGACATTGAATATGAGTGTTCCTAAAGGTTGGACACCAAGTACATATCAATTCAACAATGGGTTATTAACATTTGACCCACACAATCCAGAATTAACTAACTTTGATGAAAACATGCTTGATTATCGCTTTGCATATCAACGTGTAAATGATAAATTTGAAGCTCGTGAAAAACAATATACTTTGATTGATAATGCAATCAATGCTATTTCATCACGCACTAATGACTTAGTTCCAGATGATAAAGTTAAACGTGCTCACATCTTTAACTGGTCTTTAGACGCTTTACAAGATTTGACACTTCCAGGTCGTTCGGCTTGTGTATTCTTAGTATCTCCTCGTAACCTTAATGGTGGTACTGGTAAATCATTCATGTATCGTTTGATTAAAATGAGCTTGAATAAATCAGTTAAAATTAGTTCTTATCTTGACGCAGTTGAACAACAACGTAACCACCGTTCAGATTTAATGCAAACTATCGTTGGTTCACTTGGATTCAACTCAGATGAAGAACAAAACTTTAATGAACAAGCTCTTAAAGATAAATTCCAATTCAATGATGTATCAAACAAATCATTGTACTACGCACCACTTGGAACTAATGGTTCACACCACCGTTTCTTAGGAGTTCACCGTTCAGCTACCAATGACTTATGTTGGGATTGGGTGAGTGGAGAAGACACATCTATTCTTCGTCGTTTCTGGGAAGATACATACCCTGCTCAAGTTTCATCTGTAGAACAAAACCCAGAAGGAACAAACGCTGTTAAAACTCTTGATGAAGCTCTTACTAAAGGAATGGTAAAACAATCTGATTTGTTATACTACCTCTACTTACATGTTACTATGTTCTATGGTTTTACTCGTAACGATTATAACTTCCAATGGAATAGTGGAGAAGAAATCCTCACACCAATCGGTAAAGGTGAAATCTACTTTGATAGTTCTATCAGTGAAGAAAGTCTTGCGGCAATCATTGACCAAATGTTCTTTTCTCAATCAGTTCACTTTGATAAATTACTTGGTGGTATTCCTAACATGGGAATACGTTCATTCCAAAACCAAGGTGTTCCAGACGAATTATTTGGAGAAGCAGGACGTTATCTTCCAATCAATAACACAGTTCGTTCCGAGTTCTTGGAAACAGCTAAAAAACGTAACTTGATTTTATCTAATGTTCGTAAATTTTCTACAAGTCATATCATTGACATTGCTTTAGAAAACTCTAAAATTGAATATATTTATGTTCGTAACTCAGCTAACAAACGCAACTACTTAGTTCAAATGTTAGGCAATGCTCCAGAATCTCCTACAGACCGTTCTAAGGCTCTTGAACAAGCCAAGGAAGAATATGTCCAATCTGATGTTAACGTTGCTGAGACAGCTAAATATGAGTCAGAAACAGTATCTGAGGACAAAATCGTAGCAGATGTTGACTTTGAAATGAAACTTACAAAACTTCCATCAATTTACGATAACTATAACACAATGGACACTTATGTGTATTCTGCTTCTGATTTGGTTGGTAAAGATGTTGAGAAAGCTAAACAAGAAATTGTATTAGTAAATGACCGTTTTGACCGTAAAGACCATTCAGGAACTTCTAATGTATTGTTCTTGGACTTTGATGATATTGCTGACTGGACTGAGTTCTACACTATGACTTCATTGGCAGGTGTTAATGTTATTCTTCAAGAATCAGCTTCATCTACAGAAGAACACCGTAAAGCTCACGTTTTCGTACCGTTAGCACATCCAATTACAGCAGACCAATATCCAGTAGTTCAACAAGCTTTCATCAATGAATTTGATATTCCTGCTGAACTTGATACAAACCAACGTGGATTTAAAGGTGTATTCTACTTATCTCCAAAAGAACCAGTTGAGTTTGGTGGAGGTATCTGGAACAATCCACAACCTATCGTAGAAGCTAATATTTCACGTTCTAAGAGTTCAAACTCACAAGCTGCTAAATCTACCTATGATGGACCTAAAATCTCTCATATCGCAAGTTGGAGCTTAGGATTGTCTGATTCTAAACCGTCTCAATGGTACTTGGCTTTGACAACATGTAAAGACATGAATGAATATGATGGTCAACGTAACACAGCATTGACAGTAATTGCAAAAGACATTTGTGGTTTGTTAAACATGGATAAAATGACAGAATCAGTATTCAATGAAATCGTTGAAAACTTGACAATCAAGATGGAGGAAGACGGATGTGGAGAGTCATTAGTTGAGTTTTCTAATATGATTGAAAGATTTCTCGCTTAATCATTTGACAAAGAGTATTAACTATGATATAATACTCTTTGTATAATATAAAAGGAGGTAAACATGAAAGAAATATGGAAAGATGTAATTGATTATGAAGGTT